ATTGTCCCAGTCACGTTCAAACCATTCAGGTACCATAACCATGTTGATAGTAACTTGAACATCGTGTTCTTGACATAGTATTAGTTTGTCTGCAAAGTCCTGCATCTTTGCTGTTGTATCTAAATGCTCAGTATGCAAACTTGCTGTAATGCTTGCTCTGTGAAACGGCTTTGCATAATCTACGTATGTTTCAAACCATTTCATAGGTCGAGAACAGTTTGATGTCATGTGTATGCTAGTATAATTGGTATTAGGCGTATCGTCTGCTAGATACTTTAGAATATCTAAGTAACCTGGATGGAATGTAGGTTCACCTCCACTTAACGAAAAGTGGAAACTATTGAATCCATTGTCACGTGCTTGTCGTTTTATTTCGTCGATGGTTTTGAGACATAACTCTGTAGGTCTATGATCTTTTTTGTCGGATCTTGCATATGGCCAACAGTAGCTACATCTGTAGTTGCAGAATCTGCCGAGGAGCCAAGATACAGTAAATATGTCTCTATATAAGAGTGTCCGCTGTCCGACTTGAACAATTTCGTCAAACGGGATTTTGGTAAAATCATAGTTGCTCCATTTTAAATCTTCAGTCATTTCTTATTGTACTATATTTTTTTCTTTTTGTCAAAATTAATTTTAAATTTATATATCTACTTGTAAGTTTTGTTCTGCTTCTCTTTTTACTATGCCGCAGGTTCTAATACAACGAGGAATAACATTGCTACTAGTCCAACTTTTTAAAAGATCTTTAAAAAACTGATGTGCTAAAACTTGACTCCACGATTGTTCTTTTAAATTTAGCTGGCCAATAGGATACTTTAATTCTGCGTGTGACATAGTTTTAAAAGTTTCGTATTGGTCGCTAATATAACAACATGGAAAAACTTCCATTCTACTATTGATATACATTTTTTGAGATTCTCGGTATATACATTCAATTTTCCAATCGGTGTTTGGCAACGGTTTATCTGCATATCTGAAATCTTCTAATGTATTAAAATCGTTTTTATGATCTGTCTTCACCTGTTGTAAAAATTCAGTCATCTCTTTTAGACTAGGATGTCTATATTCAGGATCTAGTGGCGGTTCTAAATAGTGCGTAACATTACCTTCTGCATCTAACACAGGATATGGATTAAATCTGTCAAATCTCGGTGTACGTCTAAATCTAAAATTATCTACTCCTAATTCTTTTGCAAGTGCTTTACTGCTTTCCATTTCATGTTCGTTATGTTTAAACACAAGAAAGTCCCACCGTGTTCTTACAGGACTATCACAAACAATCTTTAGATGCTTCAGTATTTTGTTTACATCAGTGTTTTGCCTATAAAGATGATTTGTTTCAATTCCATCAATACCAAAAGTAATTCTATCTCCACTGTCAAGGATGTCAACAAAACGTTTCCACCAACTTTCAGTTTTAAGACTGCCATTGGTAAACATTTCAATCTGAGCACCGGCATCTTTTGCTGCTTTTACTGCTTCAAACACATTTTTTGCTGCAATAGGATCGCCGTGAGTTCCACAAAAATAAACAAATTTTAAGTTAGGTAGGTCTCTGAATGCTTTAGAAACATCAGTTAAATTCCATTCGGCAAGACCCCTTCCGGGATTAGCCAGACCTCCAAATTGATTTCTATCGCACATAGGACATGCAGCATTGCACTTGTTTGTAATTTCAACGTGCAACTCACGTATACTATCAGGTTCTAAAAACATAAAACTACCTTATAATAAATATAGTGTATTTAACAGTTAAAAAACTTACAGAGAGATTTTATGACAGATATTGTGTTTTTAACACTGCCGCGACTGGAACTTAGGGCACCTATAACAGCCCCTGCAATACTAAAGGCCATGGTAGAACAGCATGGGTTTAGTGCATTTTGTTATGACTTGAATTTAGATCTTTGGCATAGTATTGACACAGAAAAGCACGGACATGTTTGGTTTGATACTGACTTAACTTTTAGATACGAAGATAAGTTTGAAGAATTTTGGAATGAACATATCGAGCCATGTGTTCCAAAATGGCTAGCAACTATACAAAGTAAAAATCCTAAATGGATAGGCATAACAATTTTTAGTCAGCGTAGCAAATGGGTTACAATCCGCATTTGTAAAATGTTTAGAGAAAAGTTACCAAATGTAAAGATTGTTGTAGGCGGACCTTTTGCCGAGTTCACTGGCCCTAGCTTGTACAAAAATAATCTAACCGATGCATATGTTATCGGCGAAGGTGAAGAAGCTATTGTTAATATATTAAACGGAAACCTAAACGCACCCGGTATAAATGGTATTCCGCCTAGTCAAATAAATGACTTAGATACAATTCCTATTCCCGACTATAGCGATTTTCCAATGGACAAATATCCGAGTACTTGGTTTGACCCTAGAATAAAGGACAAAACCAAGATGGGCACTGAATTTGTTTACATAACTGGCAGCCGCGGCTGTGTACGCAAATGTACTTTTTGTGATATTCAAAGCGTATGGCCAAAATTTAGGTATCGCAGTGGTAAAAGTGTTGCAGAAGAAATGCAAACACAAAACAATGCTTATGGTAGTAAAAGATTTTTGTTTACAGACAGTTTGCTTAATGGTAGTGTAAAGCAACTAAAAGATATTTGTACTACACTTATTGATTATAAAGACAAAGGTACAATGTCGCCTGTTCTGTGGCAAGGACAGTTTATAGCACGACCAGAACATCAGATGAAAGAAGATGTTTACAGGTTAATGTATGAAGCAGGATTAAGATTTGTAAGTATCGGTGTAGAAAGTGGAAGCGAAAAGATACGTGACGATATGCGTAAAATGTTCAACGATGAAGCTATGGACTTTACTTTTCGCATGTGTGCAAAATATAAAATAGAAATGGCATGGTTATTGCTTGTAGGCTATCCTACCGAAACTGAAGAAGAGTTCCAAAAAACTCTAGACATGTTGGAAAAATATAATTGGATTAATCAACAAGGGCTAATACGTAGTGTTGCACTTGGGCCAACGCTAGATATTGTTCCAGGATCTCCTTTGTGGAATAAACAGAAAGAACTCGGAATCACTTGGGACCAGAACGATCATTGGATATATAAAGATAATACACGAGAAGTTAGAATACGTAGGTGGCTAACACTCAAAGAAAAATGTTTAGAACTAAACTACCCTATTGTTGAAAAAGCTACCGATCATTTACTAGCAGAGTTAGAAAAAATTACAGCACAAAAACAACAAACTGTACATATTTATGATCATTACAATGAAGGTGCAGGAGCGATGGGGCCAAGCGTATGATAATACCACAAAAATATAATATCGATGACCAGTTTAAAGATACACTCGAACAAATTCATCAATATGCTAAAAATATCAACAACGACGATGTAACTTTTGAACCAAAAATTAGGACAGGAAATACATTTAAAAGAGTACCAAAAGAACTTAAAAGTTTAGTAGAACAAATTCTATACAGTTTACCTGGTGCTGATTTGTTAGAATGGGAATTTGAAGTTTTTTGTTCTCGCAAACCTGTTACGCTACATAATGATAGAAATTATTATGAACATTTAGATAAACAGTGTCAGAGAGGTTTTATACTTCCATTAGAGTGGAAAGGGAAAACGCCCGGTACTTTAATATATGACAAATGGTATCCTGAAAAACTTGTTATCGGATATGACGAAATTAATGAAGCATTTATATTTAAAAAACTTGTAGGGCGTGAACAGATAGACGATCCTAATATTAATTTCAAAGTAGATGATTGTAATTTAATTGACGAATATATTTGGGAAAAGGGTACCTGTTTAATATTTGACAGTAGTCAAATACATAGCAGTAGTGATTTTGTTATCGATAACGACAGTTACAAATTAAGTATCAACGCCTTGGGATACACAATTGGAAAGAGAGAAGTATAATGAACCAATCTACAATAATATTAGAAAATCATTTTAATTCTGAAGATTTGGAATATCTCCGTAAATTGAAAGCGATATGCAAAGAAGATCCTAACTCAATTAGATCAAGATTGTCTTTACAAAAAAGAAGTAACAAACTATATGTATGCAGTAATAAAACTATTGTAAATCACAATGATATAGCAAAATGGATAAACGAGCGTTTGCCGTTTGAAAACAAAGACGAATACGAATTTCAATCCATTAACTTTTACGAAATACAAGTTCCTTTCGGCATGCATTCAGATACTAGTGCTGACCAAAAATATTTTTATCAAGGCATAATACCGTTAGGCGTGGATCCTGCTGACAAGGATGCTTATACTCTTATTTTCGACCAAACATCCGAAGAGAATGTAGAATGGATTCATCCTATATACGAAAAACCAGATGATTATAAACCGTTTTTTAATAAACCTGTTAGAGATCCATATTATTTTGATAACTGGAAACCAGATTATAAACTTTCAGACGAGGATTGCAAAAAATGGTTTGGCAATCATTGGAAATATTGGCAAACTGCCTACGAAGGATTTACTGTACACACCGAATACAAGTGGAACATAGGCGATTTATTTTTGTTTGATAGCAGACATATGCACTGTGCTACCGCTCTCGAAGAGAAAGGTATTAATTCAAAAGAAGGATTGCTTTTCATCCTAAAAAAGAAAGATGTGTAATGTTTAAACATTTAGATACGTTAACTTATATTACTAAATTAAATAGAACATATTCAACTGCTTCTGCAAATACAGGAGCAGGAGAATTATCAATAGTAAATTATTCCTATACAGATGTAGATAAAATTGAAATTGGTATACCATTAGGTGACAAACCTGTTGCAGTGTTTATATCCGGCGGGCCTGATAGTGCTATAACAACATATTTGGTAGTAAAAACAATCAAAGACTTAGGATTCAACAATCCTGTTTATCCGATTACTACAGAGTTTATGGCAAGGCCGTATAATATAAGACATGCATGGAATGTATTAAATAAAATCGAAGAATTACTGGATTTTAAATTTGCACAGCATCTTATATTTCCTATGCCTAATCATGCATTAAAAATAAGCGACGAAGATAAAAAAGTAATAATGTCTAAAAATATAGACGAGTACTTTAATCGTTATCAAATTTATACATTGTTCAACGGATTAACTGCAAACCCACCAGATGATGCTATAGTGGATACAATTTATGCACAACGCCAAGCTGAACGTAATAGCGTTGATGCTGTATTACAAAAACTAAAACAAAGTTATAATCAATATCCGTTGTTGTTTTCTCATAAACAAATAGCAGCATACTTTTTTGAAAAATTTGATTTACTAGAATCTCTATTTCCATTAACAAGAAGTTGCGAAGCAGAACTCGAAGAATCACATTATTTTACTAAAACATGTTTCGAAATAAGACATGCTGAGCAGTTGTGTTGGTGGTGTCAAGAACGTAAATGGGGATTCAATCATTATCGTCCTGCTGATTTTATACAAAAGGTGAAATAATGCTTACAAGACAAATAGCAAATTCAAACGAAACAGCTGAAATATACGCAGATATAGAAATCAAATTTACAGCCGACAGCGGATCTAGTACAATTGTTCCATTAGGAAAAGATTGGAACACAGTTGGCATACAATTATCAGGCGGCTTAGACAGTGCTTTACTTTTATACCTAACTACAAAGGCTATACAAGAATCCGGATTTAATATTTGCATACAACCAATTAGTGTGTTTATTCCTACTAAGGCAAAAAATATTGTTGCTACAGAAGCTATTATTAAAAAAGTTAAAGAATTAACTGGTGCCAATTTTATTAATGATGGATTAGTTTTCAATATGTCGATTTCTGATACAAGCACTAATGATGGTAAAAAAGATAGATTTTTTGACTCTACTATTTTAAAACTGTTTGAAGATAGAGTAATAGATTTTGAATATAACGGTAACACAAAAAATCCGCCGGAGCATATTAGAAAACACTTTCGTTATGATCAGTATAGACAAAAAAATAGAGACAATGCTGAATCTATATACAATAATCCTTATGGTGCCAGTCCGCACTACAACATGGATAAAAAAGATATTGTAAATCTATATGTTAAACACAATCTTATAGAAGAACTAGCACCGTTAACGCTTTCGTGTGACGAGGATGTCGATATAGTTTACGCAAACAAATTAAATGTACCATGCGGATCATGCTGGTGGTGTGAGGAACGCAAGTGGGGATTTAGTTCTAACAATGTAAAAGACCCTGCACCTATACTAACTTTTGAAGAATACAAGAATCTGTAATATGGACATACCCAGTAAAACATTTTGCAGTATGGCATGGGATCATCAATTTATCGATCCTACAGGCAGAGTAAAACCGTGTTGTAGATTTGCAGAAAAATACAGGCCCAATGAGAACAATCTTAAAGAAAAAACTTTGAGCGAAGTTTTTTACGGGGGCTGGATGAATGATGTTCGCGATAAAATGATGCGTGGCGAACAAGTAAACGGGTGTATTCGTTGCTACCAAGAAGAAGCCGCTGGCAAACGCAGTCTGCGTGAACGCTATCACGATAGCAAGGAGTTACCGATTGATCAGTTAGTTGATTTAGATAATCCAAAGATTAGATGGATCGAACTTGCTATTAGCAATGACTGTAACTTAGCATGTCGCATGTGTGACAGTCGCTATTCTTGGAAATGGTTCAAAGAAGAACAAGCTATATTTGGCACTACTTATAATACTGTTGAAAAAAGTAAAAGTGATATATCAAATATCTATCCATTTATAAACGATCTTGTACATATTAAATTCACTGGTGGAGAACCGTTGATGACCAAGGATCAATGGGCATTAGTGGATAAAATGTTAGCCGAACGTGATTGCAGTGATATACTTTTAAATTATAGCACCAATTGTACTATTATGCCCAAAGACAACTGGATAAAAAAATGGAGTAAATTTAAACAGGTAGAATTTGCTTTAAGCTTTGATAGTTCAAATAAAGACGAAAGTGAGTATATACGTTGGCCAGCAAAGTATGAAACAACAGAAGCTGTTACTAAAAGGTTTTTAGAACTTAAACAAAGTCATGGATTTCACGTGTTTTTACGCAGCACAATTAGTTTGTTAAACGTTTGGCATATGCCAGAAAGTATGCAATGGTGGGCAGAGCATGACCAAGGAGTGCAGATTATGAATCCTACGCACTTGACTTATCCGGAAATCCTTTGTGTTACTGTATTACCGGCACACATTAAAAAACGTGTTACAGAAAAGTTTGACAATTATATTTTAAATTCAAGTAACGAAAAAATAAACAAAAGTCTTGAATATATAAGAAACTTTATGAATAGCAAGGATGATAGTTACTTATTGCCGCAACTAAAAACTTATTTAGAGGGCACTGACAAATATAGAGAGCAAGATTTTTTTAAGTCTTATCCTCAATTTTTAGATCTATTTTTTCACTTAGATAGTTAAAAAGTTCTGGAGTGACATCTTTAAAATGTATACCACGTTCAAGTGTAAAATAATTTAGTGCATCAACTGTTAAGGGTACTTTGTCAACTTTGGTTCCAATATGTTTTTTGAAATTGTTTAAATTAAAAATTACCTCATCTAAGTTTGCTATTACATCATGTTTATCAGACATGTATTCAATACATTTGTCAATATAAACTAAAAACCTTTTGTCTAAGACATCAATAGATAATGCATCGGGTTGATATACAATGTTAGCACTTATGTAAACTCCATTTGTATTGTACTTTTTACACAAATCAATAAAAAATTTAAAATAAGATAATGTATCAACAATAGACACACAGTTTATAGACATGTTTGTCGATATGGTAAAGCCTGCTGCAAACCATGTATTTAAATTATCAACATATTGTTTATAACTGCTTCCATGTCTTACATATTCGTAATTTTTTCCTGTGCTTTCTCCACTGACTGAGATGTACACATGTAGATTTTTATAAGTTTTTTTATAATCTCCGAGTTGCTTTATTATTTTTTGTAATAGATTAGTAGGAGTATTGCAATTTGTTTGCAGCCCTATTGTTAAACTTTTATCGTGGTTGGTATTCTTATAAAAGCTAGTAATACATAATTCTAAAAGATTTTTTTTATTAACAGTAGTCAACATAGGCTCTCCTCCTAATAATACTATTTCAGTTATTTTATTATCAGGTTGTGTGTTTCCGACGCTAGTTATATAATCAAATATTTTTTCAGAATTATTATTTTTTATATTCGTGTTTTTATTTGAACAAGAAAAATTTGGGGGCGTGTGTTTTGTAGTTTTCAATTCTGCTAACCATTGACTGCTATATTGTGCATTACAATAGATGCATTTACTATCACATGTATTATCAAAAAATAATTCTATTTTTTTATAGATATCAAGTTTGTAAAATTTATAGAATTCGTTTCCAAGTTGTCTCCAACTTTTGGCATTTGCCTTTTCAGTATCCCAACAGATATTGCATTCACGTATACGTCTACCTTTAGTTAAAGCTTTTTCTGCTTTTTTTAGTTCTTTGCTGCCTATCTGATTTATATGAGCCATTTTACAGCAAAGAGACTCTGTATTTTGTAAGTTGTCAAAAATTCTTTCAATGGAAGACCTTTTGCAGAAATTACTCATATTTGTATCCCAATAATAACTCCCATGTTTTAGGACAAACATCTTTGAGATTTTCTTTGCGGCTTGCATCTAATGTACGAGTATAATGCCAAAATTTGTCTAAATAATTGCTATAGTCCTCAGCCCACATATATTTGATATAGCTATCTAGTATTTTACAAAAGTGTTTGCGATTTAAACTATCTTGAATTTCTGTTTCGGCACGAGTTTTCCACTCTTCAAAATAGTTTTCAATCCACTGTTTGCTTTCTTTTGGAAATACTTTAATGTTTAAAAATCTAGGACTGTGAAGAGGATGAGGACTTATAACACTTTTATGTTTTACATCAACATTTATGCGTTTAAAGTTTTGTTGTATTTTCCACATCATCATTTCGGGCAAATGCACTAAGTTGTATGCTTGTATTGTTGCAGCCCACCAAATCTTAAATTCACCTTCTGCTGCATCTAGTTTACGCATGTTCTCTTCAATCTTACGCCATTTGCTAGGATTGCGTATGTAATCGTTAATCGGTCCAACAGCATCAACACTCATGCCTATTTGTACACGTTGGAAGTGTTTCCAAATATTCCATGCACGTTCCGGTATGTTAGTAATATTAGTATTGTATTCGATTACAATTTTATCTGCTCTGTTTGCATCAATACATTTCTGTAAAAATTCATAGTGCTGATCAATCATCAAAGGCTCGCCGCCTACAATATACAACCGTTCTACAACAGGAATCTGTTTTTCTAAATCAATCCAAAAATCTTTGCTTTTATACCAACTGTAAATATCAACATCTGGTTCATGTTTTCCTTTGGCATTTTTTACTAATTTTATTTTTTGACCGCTATCAGTATATTGCGGACCCCAAAGTTTTACTGTATCTTCGTACCACATGTTACTGTCTGTCGGTCCGCACATGCGACATTTTAAATTACACAGGTTTCCAAAACGCAAATCCATATATTTTATAGGATTTTTTTCTACTTCTATAGTACCGTCAATATCAGTCAAGCACTTAGAAGATTCCTCAGTTAAAACATGTTCCCAAATTGTACGTTCCCAGTCTGCTCTGCTTTCCATTCCGCTTTCGGCTTCACGTTTGCAACGCACACAGCTATCATGATATTCTCCTTTAAGCATACTCAATCTAATTTCTTTCATTAGATCTGCATTTCTAAAATCATGTATGCTGTCTTTGCCTAAATTATAATACGATCCGTCAGACTTGCTTACAAGACCTTGGTTGACACTCACGTTTGCATTACAGCAAACTCGTACATCTCCGTTGTTTCTCACATTTAATCCAAGCCAAGGAAGCGGACACCATGCTCTATTTGACATCTAATATCTCACTTTTAATATTTTTTCCGTGGCCGCTGCTAAATTCAAATTTATCTCCGCATGTTCTACCACAAGTGTAAATTCTTTTAAATTTACTGTCTTGATTGTTCCAACTTTTATCTAAGTATTGTTGAAAAAAATCATGTTCAAAAACACGCCAGCCATGTTTACGCATGTCGTTAAAATCTTTACCATACAATTTAAATAGATGATCAAAACTTGCAGTTTGTTGAGTTGATTTATGAAAATACGTAGGAGCACCTAACCAACAACAAGGCCATAATTTCATACACATATCAACAAAAACAGTTTGATCTCGTTGATATTTACAAGTAATAGTAGTGTTTTCTACATATGTGTCAAAACTATTATACGTTTTACGTATATCTATTTTATCTTGTGTATTTTGATTAGCTTTTTCTTCTACAACATTACCTTTTCGGGTTTCTTGCAATTTTTGATCTTGATCCGCAAAACGTGCTGTATATTTTGCAGTAAATTTTGCAAAACCCATGTTCTTGGCTAGTTGTTCTGCTTGTTCTATTTGATGATAATTGTGTTGAAATTCTATAAATGCCCACTCTGCATAACCACCGGCATCGATATATGCTCGAGCATTTTCCATAATCTTGTTAAACTGACTACCAACACGATACAGATGATTTGTATCTTCTAGTCCATCTATGCTAAAAATGACGCTTAGTTTGTTGCCACCTTTTTTTGCTAATTCACTCCACCAATCGGGTGTACGCATACTGCCATTAGTAGCAATACGTATTTTTTTAGCACGAGTTAAGCTGTAATCATATGTTTCGTCCCAAGTAGGACTTACTAAAGCATCACCATAATTTCCACAATGAAACAATGTAATTTTATTATCGTCAAATGGTTCGAGTAAGATTTTGTAATCGTCTACAGTAAGATCGGCAATAGGCATACTAGGATTAACAATTTTGCCATCGACTACTCTAGCACATTGTGGACACATACAGTTACATCTACTTGTGTGATCAATCTGTATACGGTTAATGTCTGTAATATTCAAATACATTAGACTAAACCTTTTAGTAAAGGAAATACTTCTCCAAACTTAGTTTCCCAGCCTCTTTGTTTATTAATTAGTTGTAGGTATTCTTTAGTTTCCGGTAATCTTGCACTCCAATCTTCTGCATTCATAAACTTTATAATACCTTTAAATCTTTTTAAACCATAAGATGCATTTAAAAATTCTTCTTTGCTGATTCCTGCTTCTTTTACACCTGTAAATTTTTGCCAATTGTCTTCCATCCAAGGATAGAACTCATTTTCATATTTTTCTGTAACCTGTTGTTTGATATCTTTAGGCAAAACTTTGACATTTAATTGCGGAGGCCAATAAGCAAAGTGCATGTTGATACCTCCAGCACCAAATGGCCAAGCATTTATTTTTTTAAACCTTTGATTAACTTTCCATTGCACAAATTCAGGAATATAAGGAACGTTTAAAGCCATTAGGGTTGTAGCGGTTGTAACTTCTACTTGAGGTGCAGTGTTATCTAACTTATAAAAAACTTCTTCTTGATGTTCCCATACACTAGGGTAACGTATATAATTGTTCTGTTCACTATATGCATCAATACTATAATGAAATCTTACACGTTTAAATTCTGCCCAAAGATCAAACAAATCATCACGCCACTCTACTGCATTACTATTGTACCGCAGTTCAATTTTGTTAGCGTAACCACGTTTGATACATTCTTCTAAGAGGTCATAGTGTTCGTCAATAATTAAGCTTTCACCTCCAGCAAAATATAATTGATATAAATTAGGAACTTGTTCAAACAGCTCTTGCCAAAACCTTGGGTTGTTTTTATGCCAATTGTAACTAGCCCCATGCACTCTGCCTTTGTTTTCCCATTGGCTGGTGGACTTTAGTTTTTCGTTTTGCATCTGTGGATAAATTGAATTCCACTCTTTTACCCATCCACTACTGTCATGAGGACTGCACATTACACAAGCAAGTTGACATTTTGTGCCCATACGTAGATCTATATATCTTATCTTTGTAGGAATACTTCCATCTTCTTGTGTTTCTGCAACTAACTGTTCAAGGTCGTATCTGGCACCCCAATATTCTGTTTCCCAGTTACGCTTACTTAAATGACCTGCTGCTTCTTCTTTATAGCACTTTAAGCAACTTGCTGGCTGCTCTCCACGTAACATCATATTACGAACATTACGCATGTAAGAACTGTTCCATGCATCTGCTAATGTTGTATGGTTAAAGTTAGCAGGAATACCATCGTCATTTTTTACAACGCCAACTTCTCCCCCACCCACTTTTTTATTTGAATCCGGATCTTGTACACTACTAGCATTACTAGTACAACAAGTACGCATTTTACCATCTGGACGACTGCTCAAATGCAGCCATGGTAATGCACAAAATGTAGGAGAAATTTTATCTGATACTGACATGCTACTACTTATTTAAATTGTTCTGCAAAAGGATCAAATTCGACACCGCACTTCATAGCACACACTTTTAATCTTCCAGTTTCATAACTATTTTCTTGCCACGAGTCTTCTATTAGATCAAAAATTTCTGTTTCAAATACACGCTCTAATCCATGAAGTTTAGCATTTATTGCATCTTTTCCTCCAGCAAAGTCTATGAATTTCCATATCAGTTCTGTTTTTGGATCTTTATTCCACCATTTATACATACGACCAGCTGTCCAGCAGCAAGGTAATGCTAAACCTTCTGCTGTAATAAACAGACTTCCTTCGTCTTTTACTTTGCATCGAATAGGGGTTTGCTGATAGTATGCATCCATACTGCCATATTTAATTTCTAACAATGATTGTTTTTTTAATGCACTGTTAACGTATTTGTCATCGGGTTTTTTTAGTTCAGCAGTTTGATTTCCTTTGCGATCCATTGCTTGGTGAGATTGTTTAGCTTGAGAATCGGATGTTACAAATCTTCCTGTTTTTTTAGCAACAAATTTTTCAAATCCCCAATCGTTAGCTATTTTTTCTGCTTCTTCTATTTGATGTTGATTATGTTCAAAAATTAAAAAATCCCATCGTGCTCTGCCCCCTGCACTAACGAACGCTTTCATACTGCGTTCTACAGCATCCCAATTAACGCCTTGTCTATATATGTGATTGGTATCACGCAACCCATCTACACTAAAAATAACAGTTCCCATTCTGCCATATATTTTTGCAAGTTCTTGCCACCACGTTTCATCTCTTGCTCCTGCATTTGTATTCATGCTTAACCACATGTTAGGGTTATGCTCTCTAAAATACTTAAAAATTTCCAAGGTGTCTCGTGCAACAATAGGATCGCCCAAATTGCCACACATATACATTGTTTTTAGTTGTTTTATAAAATTGGGTTCGAATATTTTTTTACAATCTTCGAGTGTTAACTCATCTAAATTTATGTGAGGATTTAATGCACCGCCGTTTTGATTGCGATCACACATAGGACAACTTGCTTGACAATTTTGTGTAACTTCTAAGTGAATTGTTTTTATATCTTTATATTCATACATTGTAAATTAACTTTACGTCCTTTCCAGGTCCTGTTTTGCTAGGTAAATCGCCATGTTGTTCAACATACCAAATTATAACTGCTCGATACCAATTTTGACTATTGTGATGAGCTGCTTTGTTAAACTGCCAAATATTATTATTAGTAGCTTCCATAGTAGTTAGTGCCCTTGCACTTTCCTTTTGCAATTCTCGTAAACTTAACTTATCTAAATCCAATTTTCATAAACCTTTTATATTTAGGCAACTCTAATTTGCCTTCGTAAAGAACAGTAGTCATTGGAGCACTTGCACTAAATTCTTCTAATGTATTGTAAGTATTTACGTGTTCTTCGACTTCGTGGTAATCGTTTGCTTGTATTACAACTAATTTACCAGTTGGTATTTTGCTATACCATACTATAAAATCATTTAAATGTTCACAACTGGTATTGATAACAGTATCTGGACTATCTACAATTTCACTTTCAGACCCATCCGATCTTAACGTTTTATAACAATAATAGTCGTAATCTATATCCATAATATTTTTTGTAGTTGCTTTAAATTTCCAGTTATCCACTAACCAAGGTTTATTAAAAATTTCCGCAATACTTGCACAACTAGAATCAATGTCAAAGCTACGAATTTTATCTACTTTGATTTTGCTTTCGAACAACATTGTAGCTAAAGTACCATACCATCCAGCACACAAAAACACTGTGCCTAAATCTACGTCACACTTTTTTAGTTGTTCAACTAACCATAATTTACTTTGAAGTTGTCCTCTACTAAAACAATCGGGGTCAATTTTTATATTGTTAACAAAAAAGTTTTTAAATGCAGCAACAAACTGTGTATCAACATATCTTTCAAGAATAGGCCATAGTTTCCATACATTGTCTTCGATAACTAATTTACGTAAATCTTCGTCATCAACAAGTCTAAAGATACTGTGTAGATTTTTTTCTAACACTGCTTTTCGTAAATCGTCGATATCACCAGATACTGTATTAGGCAATAATCTAAAAATACTGGTTAAATCACGATCGATATAAGATCTACGTAAGTCAGATAGTTTTGTATTATATGGATACAGTAATTCAAATCTGTCTAACAATTCGTATATTTGCATTATATTTTTAAATTCCATTGTTTATTAGTATAACATGCATAACAAATACTGTCAACGTACAACTTATTATCTTCTAGTTTGTACTCTCTTGGAGGATTAGCTAGGGTAGGTTTTGCATAAAAATCGTTGTGGTCATTTAACTCTTTAAATACGGTGTTTTTTGCAACATCTCTATATACTCTTGGCGAATCAGATAATTTAGTGTTGTCTATTGCAAATTTCATTCCTATAACACTTTTTTCAAAAATTTGGTTAGGTTCTACTAAATCTAACCATTTGTGCTTTTGTTTAAACTTGTTTGTGTGATCTGTAATCACAAGAGGAATTTTTTCTTTATAAACGTCCGCAAGAAGTATACGAGTTGTTCCTGGATGAACTCCATACCTACCTTTTCCAAACCAACTCATACTCATTGGTGTCGTAATACCTGTTCCACAACGTATGTCATCAATAATTTTAGAAATTGCGTTTATCTTGCCTATGTGACCATCATTTAGCCAAGGATCGCTACTGTAAACTACATGAGAAGAAAAAAATAGATTATCAATTAAATGTTTCAAGTAATTATAGATATTTCTATTTACAAAATTATCATTGATTTCTTTTAACGTAAGATAAGTGATATAGGTTTTTGTTTGATAGAAACTGTCAAATTGATTAGCTAAATCGACAAATTGTTGGTAAGTTTCTATAGGTAAAACTTGTAAGTCCATTATTGCTTAACCTTTAATTCAGTTCCAAGCATTTGACCTACTTTTGCTGTAGGACTGTTACTCCATATTAATACTTCGGCATCGTCGTAGAGAAAATCGCAGTCCTTGCAGTATGGTATTTCGTCAAATCTACCCTGTTCATGCAACTCTCTCAAACGGTTGTATTTTTCTCCCCAATAGATATCTTCAAAACTTTGTGAGTCAAAGTGTCCTAGAACACTTGCACTTTCAGTAGGAGGACCTAGAACTTGGCAACAAGGTGTTACTGCTGCACGATGTCCATTTATGCCGCCTGCTCTTACAGTAAGTTCATCGGCTTCAGGTCTACCGCAGGTTCTACGTTTACCTAGTCTAGTATAATTTGGTTTATAGTTTCCACTCCAGTTGTGCATTTTCCATATATATGCTTCTGTACCTATCGGAAAAATAAAGTTTTGCTGATATTGATTTACTTCATACTGTACCCGATTAGGATCTAAAATTAAATGGTAACTGTCTAATCTACATTTGCTTGATGTTCGAGCAATATAATCTCTGGTATCACAAGCATACTGATATATCATGTCCCAATTATCTACATTCATCCATTGCTTGTACATTTCTCTATTATAGCCTATAACACTAAAACGAAACAGACTCAATCCAGCATCTATGCTGTCACGCATTAGATCTCCGGTAAAATTACTGCCGTTACTATAGATATAACTACGTAATCCTCTGCGTGTACATGCTTCAATATATTTAGGTAGATCTTTATTCATTGTAGGTTCGCCAGAGCCTTCTAAGTTTATAAGAGGCGTGCCGTATTTAGGCGTAACTTGATCAAGAATATTTTCAAACTGTTCAAGAGGCATAATTCGCAGAAAATGTTTTTCTCTACCGGGAGAAGTCTGTGGACACATTTTACATGTGTAATTGCATCCGCCAAATATTTCTATCACTACACGTTGTAAATTTATTTTGTTTTCCATGTCTTGTATAAATGTTCTGCATATAATTTATGATATTTTTCATCAAACTGTTTCATGAGCCAATCAAAATCGTTGATCTTTTTAAGTAATTCGATGTTACCTTGATTTTGTAATCCGTAAGCACTACCCATTTTAGCACCTTGTATTGCGTACTTGCCACATTGTCTACCTGCACCAACAGTACACCAAATTCTTAAACGTTCAGCAGTTTCTTCATCTTTTTGTCTATCAATAACTTTACTTGCTAATTTAGTGCATTCACGGAATGCACTTTTCCAAGTATTAAAAGGGTCTGTGTTGAATGCAGTAATATTTGATATATCATGCACAGCCTTGAACTTGCTGCTAATACTTGTAGTCATGTCGGGCTTGCTGATATCCATGTTAATTGTCAATTCTGTAGGAAACAGTTTTACGCCACCATATCCGTATACCATGTCGTTTATAGGGTTTTGGCTACGCCACACATGAACTGTTTCTCGATCCCAACGAGCTACTTGATAATCGAATTTAAAATCATCAACAATTATAGCATCGCCATCTACGATCCAAAACAAATCAGTATCACACAATTTAGCTGCTTCAATATGTGCTTGATGAATACCTTTGACTCCGTGTACACGCTTTGTATTAGGAAATCGTTCTAATATACGATTATAATTTTTGTCAGCATTAGGTTCTTGATAACTGATAAACACAATATCGTAAGGTTTAGGGGTACTAATAACAATATTAATTTCTTTTTTTGCAGCTACAAATTTGTAATCAAATTCTCGTTTGCTAAATTTAGCATATTTACTGCACAGTAAAATACCATCATGATATTTTCCATTTAGATAAGCATGAGTTATTGTTCTATCATACTGTTCATCATGACTAAAATACGTGTCAAATCCAAACCTACTAGTAGGATTAACATAATCAGGTACAATCCAGAACATTTCAGTTTTGCTTGCATTAAGTGCGTCAATATAATCCTCATATGTTTTAGGATAGAATATTTCATATCGACATGGGCCACTTGCAACTATGTTCCATTCCTTCCTGTTTAGAATAAATCTGTGCTCCACTTCCTTTTTTGTTAGCAGGCGATGCTTGGATAGCAAGAACAAACCATTATAAAGGTCTTTGCCTTTTACCCTATGTATGAATGCATGATTTTGCTGTCTGTCATATATATTATCGTGAGTAAAGTAAATATCAAACTTGAAATTTTCTGCAATAGAAATGTTATTACTGTTTGCCCAGAACAATTCAGTAGTGGTATTGTCATATGCGTTTAAATAATCTTCATAACTATCCACTACAAATGTGTCGTACTGTTTAGGGCCACTGCCTACTATTTTCCATTCTTTGCGATTTACGATATGTCTAAATTCAACTTCTTTTTGTGTCAAGGGTCGATGCTTGCTACATAGAAAGAGTCCGTTATACAGATCCTTGTCTTGTACCTTGTGAATGAATGCATGATTTTGCATTCTATCATATTTGTTGTCATGAGTAAAATATACATTGGGTATTGTAGCAGAGATATTCCTACTGCTCATCCAAAACATTTCTGTTTTGCTATCTTCTACTGCTTTTAAGTATTCGTCGTAACTGTCAATTTCGTATACTGAATAATCAACACCAGTTGATGCTTCGATATTCCATTCTTTGGCATTTACAAGAAAACGATGTTCTACTTCACGTTGTGTAAGCGGTCTATGCTTACTACATAAAAACAATCCGTTGCGTTTATCTCCACAGTGTAAAAAGTTGTGATTTGTTTTTCTGTCAAATGCATTGTCGTGTGTAAAGTAGATGTTGGGTATATTTGCAGTAATATTTTTGCTGCTCATCCAAAACATTTCAGTTTTACTGTTTTCTAAAGCATACAGGTATTCGTCATAGCTATCGATATCAAATACAGGATATGTTAGAGGACCACTAGCAACCACGTCCCACTCTTTTGCATTTACAATAAATCTATGCTCAAACTCACGTTGTGTTAGAGGTCTGTGTTTGGTTAACAGAAACACACCGTTGCGATAATCTTTGCCATCTACTCTATGTATAAAGTTGTGATTGGATTTTCGATCATACTCATTGTCGTGGGTAAAATATAAATCCATTTTAAAGTTAGGATCTAACTTTACATTTGATGTAAATGTCCAAAATAGTTCTGTGGTATCTTTACTTTCAATAGCTGCAAGATATTCATCGTAGGTATTGCACTCTACTATGTCATAAAACTTTTTGGTACTTCCTACAATATTGTGTTCAATGCGATTCACAGGAAATCTATATTCCACTTCACGTTCAGATAGCTCTCTCCGCTTTGTGCATAAAAATAACCCGTTATACAGGCGTTGATCATCGACTTGGTTAATAAAAGCGTGGGTTTGATTTCTTAGCTGACTGTCGTGATGCGAAATATAGAAAGTGTTAACAAGATGTAGGTCATGCGTTATAACATTACTGCTCATCCAAAACAATTCTGTAGTAGAATTTTCAAGAGCAAACTTATAATCTTGATAACCATTTATAGCAAATAAGTCGTAGGGTTTAGGAACACTAGCTACTATGTCTATTTCTTTTTTATTAATATAAAATCTATGTTCGATTTCTTTGTTGGATACATATGAATTTTTTGGTATCAGTGCAATACCGTCATAAGAATTATTGTTCTTAAAAACATGTACATAATTTTGACTCCACTGGTCTGGAACATAAGTAAAGTCAAATTCACTGTTCACTATTACATCGTCCGGAACTAACCAGAAGAAATCTGTTAAAGAAATTTTACGTGCATGTTCGAATGAATCGGCTTTTTTAGCAAGAGGAAATTTACTCTTTAGATCATTCCACTGTTTAGAATTTTTTTGTAATGTTATAAAAATAATATCATACATACTGTTATTATATAGCAGTTTTATTGTTGTGTCAACTTTTTTACGATAAATAGTTTACAAGGAGATTATCATGGAATACTACGAAGGTGCATCTTATAAAATAAACATAGAAGGCTATGACAGCACATTAATTTTGGATGGCTATACCAGAACTCTTAAAGCTACCGTAATTGATCAAAATGACAACATTATGGTAGACCACGAAACTGGTACTCTATATGGAACGTTAGTAGGAAACATTGTTGACACTGATAATAACCTTATTTTTGATTCGGAAAGAAGAATCATTCATGCAGAGCAATTCAAAGGCAGTATAGTCGACAAGCACGGTGACATAGTTTTTGACCATAATCAGACTACTTTTTCAGGAACATTCGTCGGCGACTTGCATGGCAATATCATGTCTGGCGAAACAGTTATTTACGATCGCGAAACACAAAGTATAAATGCAAACATCATTGGTAATTTGTTTTCAGCAGATGGCGGACTGTCTTATGATCACGACAGAAATATATTTCAAGGAACCTTTGTAGGTAACTTTTTAGACCAAGACGGCAACCTGTTGTTTTCAAGCAGCGATACTACACAAAACTTTGGTGACAATGTATTAATGTATTCAGATGGCACCATTGCATTAGATTTGCATACTAAAATTATCACAGGCAGTTTGTGGGGAAATATTGTTACACAAGAAGGTAATGTTCTGCTCAATGCAGAATCCGAAGGCTTTTACGGAAATGTACACGGCCATGTGTTTAGTCGAGATGGGGCAATATTGCTTGATGTTGATACAAAAACAATAACAGGCAATTTGATTGGCGATATTTATAACGCAGATGGATTTTTAATATTTGACCACGAAACATTTGAACTTAGATCAAACGTAATGGGTAACATACTTGCTTCCGATGGCAGTATTATGGTTGATACACAAACAGGTGTTATAGTAGGTACAGTTGTAGGAAACGTATCAGGAAATATTGTAAATTCAGATATGATGACTGTATTTGACTCCGATAACGTAACTTTTGCTTTTCCAATTCGAGCTGATATTATCGGTTCAGTAACCGGTAATATATATGACATTGATGGTGATAAAATATTAGACGCAGATGAAAGAACGTTACAGATCAATTCAATTATTAGTAATTCAATATCTTCAAACTTCTTTGGTACCTTTATAGGCAATATTATAGACCCAGATGGTTTGGTTGTTTTAAATTCAGACTCAAATGAATTTTTAGGAACTGTAACCGGTCAATTAGAAGGAAATATCTTCAATAGCAGTGGCCAAATAGTATATAACTTTGAAGCAAAAGAGTTTAATCTTGATACAGTCAAAATTGTAGACCAATTGTTGTCGATAGATTATGAAAATAACTTGTTGAGTATTGGAAAAGCGTCTTCTAGTGTACCATACAGCGGCGGTACTCTAGCAATATATTCAAACAAAGATATCACAGATGACTATGGTCCTTTGAGTATTTACGTTTCTAAAGACAATTCAAATTTAGGAGCTATTACTCTAGTAAAATCAAGAGGTACAATTGACCAACCTATGCCTGTACAACCAGGCGATAAGTTGAATGGCATATTATTTGGAGCACAATCAGGTTCATCATCCGAAACTATATGTGCAGTAGGTTCAATAGAATTTTCAGTAGAAGAAAATTCTGTTATTTCTGATTATAAAATTGCAGGACAATTTGATTTACTATTATCCAACAGCAATGGCGAACTTGTAAACGTTTTGTCTGTAAACTCTGACGGATATTTAAAAACAAAGATCAAAGATCTAAGTATAGTAGGACAAACTTCTAATACACCGACAAATAGTACTCCTAATAGATGGTTAGAAGTGCTAGTAAATGGTATTACACAGTATATTCCTCTATATTCATAATAGACGTGTGATTATGTTTTTTTGTAATATTTGTAATCAAATTAGTGCCAAATCCTGATCTGTTAAGAAAATGTAACTTTGATCTAAAATCATAAAAATCATCCCAACTTTTTAGTGGTTCAAATGTATATTCAACAAACATGTTAACTAGGCTGTCTTCAAACATAATATATTCGTATATATTGTATCTAAAATTGTATTTTTCAAGATTTGGTCTATTATAATCAACTGAAAACATTTTATTAAATAACATAACATCTTCTTCTAAGGCATTGTTAACATTGTCAAAATACTTGCTTGCCCATTCAGCAATGGCTGCTTCTACTCCGGATCTATTTTGATGCAGCTCGAATTGATTGTCATACAATACTACATCGTCTCTAGCTTCGCCGCCATTAGATGTTTTGTATTCAACTTGATCCCAGAAGAATGCTTTGTAAGCTTCTTCGTGTGACTTGTAGATTTTATTTAAAACAGGATTAGTTTGAATAAACTGTTTTAGATCTTCGTACAGATCAAGATAACTAATGCCCTTGTATTTGTGCAAAAATCTTGCAATAATCTGTGTCCAACCATAGTTGTGAAAATTTACAAGAATCCAAGAAAACATCCACGATTCTAACATCTCTTCTTTGCTCATATACTTGGTTTCAACTACAAGTCTACTGATCTCAGGAATACGTGTAGGTTGTCCGCCTTCAATGTGTGGAACAGTTCTTGTTACTATTCCGTGCTTGTCTATTTGGTCTGCTAATGGTGAATTTCTAAGAACGTCAAGTGGATATATTTCCAATGATTTATGAAGTCCTAAAGTTAGTGCTTTATCTAAGCCAGTTTTCCAAGATGCAACAGTTTCTTTAGGTAACCCTAATATTAACTCAGTAAAATATGATATTCTATTTACATTACACTCATGGAAAATTTCGCTGATATCATTTATGCCTAAATTTCTTCTTTCAATTTCAACCAATACGTCATTGTCTAGAGATTGTAAACTAAGAGTAAAGCCTCTAAAAATTCCTCCTTCGTTTAATACTTTAGCAATGTCTAACAGTTGTTTAGTACTGTTTTTATACCAGTTGATAATTATACCATTTGGATATCCATATTTCTTTTTACATTTTACTATGTGTTTGGCTATAGCTAAATCTCTTTCGTAAAAGACACCAAAATTAGCATCTCCTACTGATACAAAATCGATTTTATTCTTTGCCATCCACTCAATCTCATTGAACACTCTGTCGTCGTGCATTTTTTTAATTTTACTAAATGTCATGCTACCCCAATCACAGAATGTACATTTAAACGGACAACCTCGATTGGTTTCAATAGTTGTAGCCCAAACAAACTCTGGATGCTTTTTCATTACAATTTCATAAACGTTTGATTCATACATTGGACTAGGCAAAACGCTTGTTTCTAATCTAGGACTACGTGGATAAGTAGGTTTAACTTTACCTGTTTCATTTATATCACGTAGCATTTTAAGTAATATTTCTTCACCTTCTCCGTAATGAGCACTATCTATAAACTTGTGCTGTTCAAGATATTCTTCACAATGTTTGTCAACTTGATTTCCACCATATATAATAATGCAGTTAGGAAAACGCTCTTTGATTAATTTTGACAAAATTAGACAAAAATTTTCATTCCACACTTGTACACTAAACAAGCACACATCCGGATCTACTAATTCTTTTACAATATCTGCAGGTTCATTTCTTACAACATATACATCTATTAGTTCAAAGTTATTGTGTATGTCTTGATGTTGTACTGCATATGTCCAAACCGAAGATAGACTAAAAGGCAGCCAATGACTAGTAAAGTTCTTTCCAAAACCTGCCTGATAATTTGGTTGGAACAAATAAACTCTTTTCTTCATTATTTGTCCTCAAACAAAAATTCTGTGCTGTTATAAAATCTAAATGTTGCAACATTTCTCATTTCGTTTGTTGGATTATACACCCCATGAGGAACATTGACTCTCAAAACGGCTGGTTTGTCTAAAACCAATCTTGCTACTTCTGTAACCGAATTAGGATCTACACCGCCACAAAAATAAAAATTAGGATAATAGCAATACTTTGGAGTCTCATCATTTATCTTATAAAATAGTGTTTCACTGTTTTCACAATTTTCTAGAGGAATATTAATTGCGTTTGTTGGCTCAAATTGAGTTTCTTCCCAGTCTTCTTCGTCCTTGGCATCTATGTGTATAAAAACACAATCTTTATCCAGTGGGTCTTTAACCTCAATTTTGTTTGGAGCATTTACAAAATAAATTAGTTGGTGAACATCTAATCCCATTGACTTAAATGTTGCATATAAATCTGGCAATTCTTTTTCTATTGTATCTTCAAAAAAACAATACCAGCTCACGTGGACTTCTTGTCCTTGTGGCGTCATTTTAGAGTATTCTTTAGTTAATTCATCCGGCGGTGGATTGTTATTTCTAAAATTTATTAGATCTGCTTGATGTTTTTTCCAATTAGGAATATCAAGATAATTATAATATTTTTTATAAGACATCTTCTTCCTTTGGTATTTGAATATATTTACCGAAATCGTAAGGCACAATAAATTTTCTGGCACTATCGTCAACACAAATGTTATTTAAAAAGTCAATTAAGTCAAGATGCTGTTGTTCAATTTTTTTACATATATTAAAATTGTGTTCAACTCCATCTCTTATTTTACTTTGATTTTTGTTAGCATTTTTTAAAAAATATTCTACGTTAGTAGCAACTGCACAATTTTTTTCATCCCAGTTGTCTATTTTATAATAATCCGGTATAGCAAAAAACTCTTCAAACGTACAAAATCCTAGACTTTTTACATATTCAATTCTATCTTTGTGATCAGCTAAAATAAAAGGAAGTCGATTTCTCATAGGTTTGAATAATCCTTGCGTTAAGTATTTCCAATTTGCATGAGGAGGATACGCCCATCCTTCGGTTATGACATCAATTGATACTTGGGCATATTCTTCATACGGCGATGATACCATCAAGAGTGCAGCAGGTCCATCCCAAACTTTATTATCCACAATTTGTTTACCGGTCATATCTGCATAACCTCTGTAAGCACCAGTATTCTCGTCGTGATTGTTAATTGTGTCTTTTAAAAACTTTCTATAATCCTCATCGGAGTATTCTTTAAAATAATTTCTAACATATTCTTTGTCACGTTCCGATTTTAATGAATAAAAACTATATAAAGAGTTTTTTAACATATCTTTTTCGTAAAATGCTTTAAGCAATCCAATCCTATTTGGACGACTTATTTCACCTGTAAAAAACATAAATTTACCAGTATCAGGATTCCATTCATGTTGAGAATACTCTAAACCATTATTTCTGCGAGAGTCCACAGATTTGATCATTTCTAATCCATAATGCATTTTTAATAATTTAACATCTATGTTTCTATTTTCAAATTCTTTGTCAAAGTCATGTGCTTGACCTAATAATAGATAGGTTGTATTAATATTGATTTTTTTAAATTCTGCTATTAAATCTTTTAACCAATCATAAAAAATATCATTATCTTTGTATGCCATTCCATCAATTAACATCAATCCTACTACTGTATCAATATTGTAATTTTTTTGATATTCTTTAACTTGCTTTAATATAAGCTTCCTATGAAACTCATACATTTCTATATCAGTATAAGTTTTGTCTGAGTATATCCACCATAACTCAAACTTTATTATAGCTGCTTTCATTGATTCTTATCCCATATCATATCCATAAAGTTGTTCCAATATTCTTTTGCATCGTCAAGTGTTTTATTTACTTTATATGATTTTATATAGTTATACAACCATGGATTGGCATTTTTAATGCTTTCTTTTCGTATAACATCCAGTTCTTGAGTGTAATGTACAAAATAATCAAACAAATTTTCACCAGGTTCGTTTAACCATTGCAAAACTTTTTTGTTTGTTATATTGTTATTAATATACAACTTAAAATTGTCAGGTGTATTTTGTATGTTTAGCTCTCTTGGATAAGTCACAAAGTTTTCATTAAACACAAACTTAGGATAGTTTTTTCTATAGTACGATTGTATATTATCAATCTCATTTGCATTGTAAACATTTATGGTACAGTTTATTGTAACAGAGATTGTCTCATTAATAATACTATGATAATAATCTAATACCGATTTAACTTTATTAAACTCCGCATTTTTTCTGATATAATTAAACAGTTTATCAGTACCATCTAAACTGACTGTTAACGCAACTGTTTTAAATCTTTGTATATATTTTTTTATTTTTTTAGTCGGCATTATTGTAGCATTAGTTGTCATCCATAATTCTATGTTTTCAATAGTATTTTCGTTGTCTAATCTATCTAGCATAGGTTCAAACTTCGGACTGTACAATGGCTCGCCGCCTTGAAAAACAATTCGTTGTAAATTATGTAAATTAACTGTATCAGTTAAAGTGTTTTTTAAATATTTTGTAGGTGATAATGTTCGGCCATACAATAGCTTTTCATCTGCATACCAATTGTGACTATAACCACTAGTACACATTCTGCATTTAAGATTACAAATATTATCTAACATAAAATCAAGTACAATGAGCTTTGGTTCTGTAACAATACCAAATTCTTCATTTGCTTGTTGTCGTTCACTAATTAAGCCTGCTGCTTCTTTATTGTAACAGCTTTCACAACCTGATATACATTTACCTTGTAGCATATCTTGTCGAATATTATTCATCCATTCACTATCAAAAAAATTTTCAACAGAATCTGTTTGCGGAGGTTCTAAAAAGTTACAACATGGCATAACTTGATTAAAATTTGCTACATACAAATTAACAAACGGATACGCACAATAAGTCTTATTCATATGCTGTTACCTGTAACACTACTCTCGGTGAATGGCTAATGTTTGCTGCACCATGAATATCTTGACTATTGTAGTACTCATAAGCTTCATAAGCTAGATAATTCGTTATCATTTTATCTTTGTAAATAAAAACATGTCCAGGTTCATAGTCTTGTAACGGAACCCATAATCTCTTACAATTAGCATCATGAGTGTGAGGATCGGTATGCATAGGCATAAACTGTCCAGGATATAATTTAGTGATCCACCAGTGATACTTTTTAAAGGGTAAGTCAAGTTTTCCTAACTGAGCTTCTTCATACACCCACCAATGTATTGCATGTAAATCATATCCAGCTTCTTTTGCTCTACGATATTCGGCACTTTCAACTGCTGTTGCTGCTGGCCAATCTCTAGGTCTAGCTTGTCCTACTGTATCAAGAACACGCTGTCTTAAATTTGCAGGAATTAATTCTTTCCAATTGTCAATATACATCAAGATGTTCTATTCCTAATGTTTTTCTAAACTCATTGCTAAATTTGCAGTCAATGCGAAGCCCGTATTCAATTTCTTTTGATTCTTCGCCGCCGTGCCAATCCTGATCATTCCAAAATGCAGCATTAGCGTTTATATAATGTTTATTTTCTGTTTCTGGATCCCAAATATAAAATCCACGCTTGGTTCTATATCTTATGTGTATAAATTCATTGTTATGACGAGAATATTGTTTGTCATCTAATATACCGTTACGTGCATCTAAGTCTCTATGCTCAAATGCTCTACCATTATGATCGCAATGAAAAAATATCACTCGTCCAATTCTATCGATGATACCACTGTGTTGCAAATCTTCAACCCAGTTAACAACACCAGGAAAGTATTTTGATTCTTCAGTTTTTTGACGTTCAGCATTTCGTAAGTTCCAATCACCCTGTTCCCAGAGGAAATAATATATGTATGGGTCATTGGCACCCATTACAGTTTTTAAATATCTAGTAAAGATATTACGGTTTCTAAAATCTTTTAAATCTGTAAAATACATAGGATCGCCTGTGACACGTATAGGATGTGTTTCCGGTAATGCTAAATATTCTTCGACTGCCTTGTAAATAGGTTTCCAGTTCATAATATAACTAGCATCGTGCCAATCAAATCCAGGAGCCATCCAAGTGCCTTCTTTTGCATAATCTCTTGCTAATGAAAATCCCTTTGCAATTTCAGGATGCAATTCTCTAAACTTACTTATAGGCAAATATGGATCTAAATTTATATAAGGTTTACCACCAATTCCTCTAATCATACACATACTTAGCCGATAAGTATGTGTATGATGGATTTTCTTGGGACACTACTTATAATTGCTGCAAAATATTATTACAAAGTTGTACACTTTTTTAATAAAAAATTAGCAGTCAATATTGATTATAAAAAATACTACAAAGACAACAATATAACAAAAATAATTAACAGTTTACATTCTAAAAAAGCAAATATAATAAATGAATTCGATTTATCATCATACGTTTATATAAAAATGTGGAATTCTCGTGTTATAGATTTATTAGATGGTGACGAAAAAGTGTATAAAACATTTCAAAAAGAAATTGCAATGTTAGAAAAACTTCCAAACATAGAACGAGCATTGTATATGTTTGTTGATCCTAATTCTGATATAACCGAGCACCTTGACGACGATGATAAAACAACTTACCGTATATTAATAGGAGTTTGTGGCGAAGGAGAATTTTCTAATGTCAGCAAAAAACAAACAAATGTTTTAACTAAAGGAAAATCTATTGGAGTTGATGTAGAAGTTGAACTACACAAAGGTAAAAACTATACTAACAATCTTTGGTCAGTGCTGATCGTTTGTATCTCGAAAGAATCATACCGTGTTTGAGTACTATTATAATAATGTACCAGGAAAAGGATTGTGCAGAAACAATCTTATCTACACAAGTTTAATTTCACGAGATCGAAAGACTTTTTGTCAGTGGTATTACAACGACGAAAACTATCACGGCGGGCACAACGAAGTTGTTGATCCACGGTTAATGGAAGAAAAATGGCATAGAGAAATTAAATTTTTAACTATTATGTCCAGACATTATCCCCAGCATGTTCCGACAATTGACACTGTAGATCACATAAACAAAAAAATATACTTTGATATAGATGGAGCAGATTTTTGGGAATTGTCCGGATGTAACAAAAACAATTTCGATAGTGTTTTACCCAATTGGCGAGAACAAATGCTAGATATTTTGAAGTCACATCAAAACTTGGGCATTTACAAATATAGTTTGCATCCTAGCAGTTATTTTATTGTAAATGGAAAACTAAAAAGTATCAATTATTTTTTTGCATATGATGGCAACGATAAACCTATCAGTCTTAAAAGTGTGTTGAGTCATATAAGTGAAAATAGGCGTAATCTGTTGTTTCCGCAGATGGAACAAATGGGAATCAACTTGTACATGTCAACAGAATTTAAAGTTATTCAAAAGTTAGCATATCGCAGTTTTGCCACAGATTATCCAGAAGGGTTGTTTGATGAGTTATTGTAGTATGCTGTACAGAGAACTAACAGTTGCAACTGGTAACAAATTGCTTCCATGTTGTTTATACAAAGAAGATATCGACGTTGTTGGATCTGTGAAAGAAACATTTTATCACGGGGAGTTCGAAACACTAAGACAACGTATGCTTTCAGGAGAACGTATAAGTGCATGTGAGCAATGCTATGATAAAGAAGCACTAGGGCTATCATCTCTTAGAACAGAATCAAATACCAAATGGAACAATCCTCAAAACGTTAAACTAAAAGTATTAGAATTAGAGTTTGATAATATTTGTAATTTAAAATGCAGAAGCTGTAATAGTGTTCACAGTCATCAGTGGTACAATGACGAAAACAAAATATTTGGAACATCACTGCTTGGCAAAAAGCATAGACAGATTGACGATTATTTGAGTCTTGATTTATCCGAGATAGAAACACTAAAGTTTTACGGCGGCGAACCTTTTTATTCACCAATGTGCAAAGAGTTTTGTACACATCTTAAAAAAAGTACAGATGTTTCTCGATTAGAAATTGTTACATTTTCAAATTGCACTGTTTTACCATCCGACGAAATTTATACAATATTAAAAGAATGCAAGTCTTTGTACATGATTTTAAGCATCGATGGCTATGGAAATTTTAACGATTATTTTAGACACGGATCTAAATGGGACAAGATTGTCGAAAGTTTAAATTTTTATACAGATTTGTTAAAAATTAGATCGGGCGAAACAGAGTTACTAGTAAACACAACTGTTAGTGTTTATAATGCTAACTTATTACAAGAATTTGATAGTTTTATGATTAAACACTATCCACATATTAAATTGCAAAAAAGTGCGTTAACTTATCCAGAATATCTTTCGATTGCAAATTTACCAAAAGAATATAAAGTAAAATTAGAATCATATTTACAAAGTTATCCTGATATACTAACTTACATGAATCAAGAAGGAAATAGTAAAATGTTTGATTACTTTTTGTATTTTCATCATTCATTAGATCAATTACGAAATGAAAAATTAGAAAACAATTTGCTAAACGATTTTATAAAACTTTATAACTGTAATATAACAAAAGAAGATATGAAAGTGTTAATTGAATCTTATGTACAAAATTAAAGAATATAATAACAATTTAGATTTAACAGAATACTATTGTCTTGCACATGAGCGTGGATTTTATAATAACAACAGCAAAGAAAAACTAGTTGACACTTGGTTACACATGGACCGTTGGCAAGTATGGATCCTTTACTACAACGATCAAGTTGTGGGCTCAATTGCTGCACACAGTTTAGAAGAACTAGGAGTATTAGGTGATGCATATCGTATTGCTGCTAGAACTTGTACGTTCGACGATTTAACTGGGCAACGTAAAACTTTAAGAACAGCAAACACTATTATTGCAAAGCATCAAAATTTAACAGCACAGTTGCTATTGCCATTGTGCGTTGAGTGGGCAGGCAAAGACAAAGACCTATACATAAGTTCAAACGAAAACGACACAGGCACACAAAAGTACGTTCATAGACTGTATTGCCCAGGGCTTAAAAAAGCGGGCGTATTAGAAGAACCCGTTGACTTAGAATACAGAGGTGCTATTCAAAGTTTTTGGCGTATGAATGTTGATGAATTTTATCGTCAAATGGATGAACATTGGTGGCCCGAAGCACGAGCAGCACTAAATGCATATAGAGCATCTATTGCAGAATGATCTGAGTTAATACGTTTTAATTCTGTATAAACGTGATTGGTTAATTTCCATCTAAACTCCACTTGTCTAATACTGGGTTTTTGAGCCCAAAACATAATAGTCTCGACAACATCATCCAACGGGGTTGTGTAATCGCTGGTAAAAGCTGATGCATGATCTGTATCAACTGTTGTTCCTTCTAAGAAACTTAAATCAAGATGCAGTATAGGAATACCGTTGGGATTTATGCTTTCTAATCTGCAAGCTTCTGCAAGTGCTTGCTTGTCATGTACATAGTCAGTAGGAACAAGTTCCGGGTACAGTCTGCTTACACTACCCATTACGACCATCATACCAACTTTATCTTTTAGGGCGTGGAACAATTTCAATTGCTGAGAATCTCTATAAGCATTATTGATAAACAATTCTGCACCGGATGCTTGCTCAACAATTTTATCAAAGTCTTTTTCAATGTCATAACCGTTGCTGCGACTCATACCTATTATGTTATGACAGCTTACATCTTTAAATTTATCGTAAATGGCTTTTCCTATGCCACTTGTATGTCCTGTAATTATTATGTTTTTGCTCATACATTAAATCCTATTTGTGTTATAGATGTATTTTTACACCAAAATTGTATAGTGTTCCAAATCAATTCATAATCCTCATATGACTTTCCAGTTAGTTTAAGATACAGCCACTGATGCCCTTCTAATACTGTTTTTTCAAAATATTTTTCTAATGTTTGTTTTTCTTGACTATACTGTGCCATTTTAGTATCAGCAAAGGTAGCTGCAATACTACCCATCACTATAACTTTAATATCTTTTACATGTGTTAACTCTTTGAGATAATACAGCTGACTTCCGTTAGCGTGAGCATTTAATATTACAAAATCATCAGGTTCTACTTGATAACATATTTTCATAACATCTTTGCTAATATCATAACCGTTGTGTCTACTATAACCCCGCACTTCAGTTTTAGGCAATGACGTGTTAAATTTGTCATACAAATATGCTCCTAATCCTCTGCTATTTCCTACAACATGAATTGTCATTTAACTAAATCATCAATACCATCAAAATAATCTATACCAACAATATCTACAATTTGCTGATTTTCTTTTAAGGTTTTTAATTTTCTCCACAGTACAACATTTGCCCGTTGTATTTCCATAAACTTTTCTAAATAAAATTTGTCGGTTATTTCAGTTTTATTATTCATAGTCTTTCCTTGAAGAATAGCCAACTCTAGGACGGTCGGCAAAAAAGCAACTGGCTATCCATTTAGTACCAGACGTAATTAATGTACTCTCGTGTATAGTGCTCCAGTTTGTTGCTTCGTCGTAACATTGTTTAAAATATAAAAAACTTCCTTTTTTAGGCTTTATATCTACACCAAGCTTAGGAAAACTTGTAATACCGCCTTCAAAGTCATCATTCAAATAAAATATGCCTGTTCCAACTCTATCGCCGCCGTGCTTGTAATAATTTATTTGCTTTGGATCATACGGATAGTCATGGTGTAAATCTAAGAATTGTCCTGTTTCATAATTGTAAATATCACAGGCTTCAATATGACTAAACGGTATTTGTGCATATTGTACAATAGCACTAGCTAGTATGTCATAATGTCTAGGATCCATGCCTAAACTTATACCTCTGTTTTCTACTTGTTCAGTAACTTGAGCAAAGCTTTCTTTCCTGCTTTGGTATCCGCTATTAGGATTCATGCTATCACGTATATGCTTTTCAACAATCGTATCACACTGCTCGTGTGTTAGTACATTTTCAAAAACAACAATACTCGGAGTTTCGTAATACTCGACTTTTTTAACAATGGAATTTTCTTCAAAGCTGTTTTCAAAATCATAGTGTATTTTAAAATTGTTTGTATCTAATACTCTTATATCAACTCCGTAATAACCGTACTCAGGATCTTCTTTTAAAATAAATTCAACAGTTTGATATTCAAACAATGTAGGTATATTGTGATTTACCTCATGACGTTGTGCAATTACCATTTTACCTGTTTGTGATTTGATATAACCAAAGCCTTTGGCTTCATTGTACCATTTTACTATACCACGTTCCATACATCACCATATGTTAAAAAGATATTTAGGCTTAAAGCCACTGTTGCCGCCGGCATGCCAACTGGTTCTTGCGGGCCATTCATACACAGATCCTTGTTCTTGATAGTACAGGCATTCTTCGTTTACTATAAACACATGACCAAAATCTGGTTTACCTATGTGACAATGAAACCGACGTATACCTTCTACTTTTGAAAGTTGTTGTTCATCGTCATGAACGTCCCAATGCAACGCTGCAATTCTTCCAATATTAACTCTGCTTATCCACGCCGTCTTGTAAGAATCAATACCTACAAAATTACAAAATTTATCAACTACTGCTTGATCAAATTCGTGTCCCGGTAAAAACATATCCCATTCTACTGTGCCTCCCGAACTTGCTGTTTTTAATCCAGCCGCTTCCCACATATCAAGAATTGAATCCAGTCCCGGTAAGTTATCGCCACGCTTGTGACTAGGACCCACATAATGCGGTTGTGTGTTTTCACAATCTGCTATTACTGCATCCCAGTCTATTATATTAGAGCAGTTTCCTACATACTTCATTATCTTGGCTTTCCTAAAAAATGAAACAGGTAATGCGGTTCGAACCCAAGATTAATTCCACTATGCCAGTTTTTATAACTATCCCATTCCCACACATCGCCCTGTGGCATGTTATAGAATGCATGTTTTTCTAAAGGAAGTATATGTCCTGTTTGTGGTTTTTGCATAAACACTACATATCTACGTAACTCGCCTTCAGCTAACCATTCTTCTTCGTGATCCTCAATATCCCAATGCCATGGAACAATTTTTCCTGGAAACACTTCACTTACAAAAACACGACGAGGATCTGCGTTAACAAAGTTTGCAATTTTTTCTTGCACGTCAATTGCAAAATGTTCACCAGGATAATAGTCAAACCATTCTATTTCTTTCATGTTGTATCCTGCATCAATCCAGTTTTTCATTAATACATGATAGTCACTTAATAGTTCTCCTTCGGCATATTCTTCAGAACGTTCTATTACACCAGAAGGAGTATTCTTGTCGCCGTGATTGCTTTCTCTGCAAATTTTTACAATACTGTTCCAATCTATAATGTCGGATGTGTTTCCGATATATTTAGGCATCGAATATTTCCTCATATATGTAATTCATATTACTTTTGCCCCAAAGAACATGTGTGCTTAAACTACGTTTAAACATTTTTTCTAAATCGATTAATCCGTTATTGCGTGGTCCAGTTTCGTCTAATCTAAATCTTGCACTATCATGAACTATTGCTTCCATGTATCGTTCTTCTATGTATGGACGATCAATCGGAACAACTCCATACCAGTCTATTGCTCTCATATTACCGTGATTGTCAATGTAATGGCAATGAGGATACATTGTTAATTTATAGTAACCTGTATTATATTGATCCGTTACAATATTTTTTATCATTTCAAACCAACGCAAATCTAGCATGAAATGTCGATATATTGTATGATTACAATTATTATTATACCACTTTATAAAAATACGTTTGCGTTGATGATCTATATCGATAACTTCTGGTGCATAAGGTTTATTAGCAAACAGTTCTATATACTTTACTTCTTGTTCGAAAAAATAATCGCACACTTCTTTTGTGTACAAAGGTCTTTCGCCGTCTTGCCGCTGGTACTTGTTTTGCCAATCATAATTTGCACAAAACGTTTTTCCGTCTAAACTTATCAACGGTTCATACGTCTGTTGAGCCATACCTATATTACTGTCGTGGTATTTTAGATATGGTATCCAATTACTGATATTCATATTTAAACTGCTCCGGTATTTGTTTGACACATTCGTTTATATAGATACTTTCCAAATCAAAGTAAACACTTGCCATACTTACTTCAAAATTATTGATTATACCACGCTTTACTGCATTGTTAAGCCACGGGCTAAGTGCATTATCAAATCTGTAACGTGCGTTTTCTCCAGATAAACGTATAAAAAAATTAACAGGATTGATCAACTTATTGTAAGGCAATAATTCTCTTACTAACAATTGTACTCTAGAATATTCTCCTGCGTTTATTGCTGTGTGTATTCTTCCTGCATCCATACGATACCATATGCCATCTTGAGTTAAGGGGTACGAAACATTATATTCAAGATCATGTAGACTGCAATATGTGCCAGAAAGATTTAAATGATATCTATCGTCAATATCTGCATGAGCAAAATAACACTTGCCAGGTTCTAATTTTACTAATCTTGCTTCACCTATAGGAAATGATAAAGCTTCAATTGCAGTGGCAATTGCAGTGTCTTTATATTCTGGCAATATTTCCCAAGGATCATAAAAAAAATTTCCTGTAGAACGATTCAATGCTAGTTTGCCGTCTTGAGCATACTCCGCACACACAGGCAAAATATCTTTGTAAACACTATATTCTGTTTTTTGTAACATACAGATATTTACCGCATTATCTTTAAGTGCGTATATAACTTGATAAGTACGTTATGTACATTGATGGCGTAAATATACCTCTAGAAAAATCTTGGAAGCGTATAGGTGTAAGTTTAAGCGGCGGTGCTGACAGTGCATTGCTTGCCTATTTGTTGTTGAGAAACACCGATGCAGATTTTTATTTTACAACACAAATACGAATGTGGAAAACTAGACCATGGCAAAAATACGTTGCCAAGGATGTTGTAGGTTGGTTTACAGAAAAATTTAAAAACAAGATCTTTCATTTAGAAAATTTTGTTCCGCCGGAAATGGAAGAACCTAATACAACTTTTATTACTGACGAATACGGCAAATCTAAACCTGGAAATAGAATTATTCTTAGGGCATACAACGAATATGCTGCCCATACATATAAATTAGATGCATGGTACGCTGGTGTAAATCTAAACCCTAGTGAAATATTCAACGGTGCTCCACAAGACAGAAACAATGCTGTTATTCCTGTTCAATTAGAACACATGGGTATTCCAGTAATTCATCCTTTTGTGAATATACAAAAAGACTGGATCATACGACAGTATATAAATCAAGGTGTTGGTGAGTTGCTAGAAATTACACGCAGTTGCGAAGGTGAGTTTACAAACTTAGATTATACAAATTATAAACCTTATCAACCGGTACCTGTATGTGGAACTTGTTTTTGGTGTAAAGAAAGAGAATGGGGCATATCAAATGCACTCAAGTAAAACCTTTTGTATGCATCCTTTTACAGGACTTGCTACACGAGAAGACGGAGCAATTAAAGTTTGCTGCCGCAGCCAACCTGTTGGATGGATACAAAACGAAAGTTTAGAATCGGCTTGGAACAACGATACTATGAAACGTATACGTCGACAGGTGCTCAACGATCAACAACCTGCAGAATGTGTTCCATGCTTTGATTTAGAAGCACAGGGTGTCGAAAGTTTAAGACAGCGGCACATACGAGATAGTTTTCCTGATGCTCGTGTTAATTTGTACCCAAATGCATTAGATAAATTAAACGACGATTACACTATGCCATTTGAATTTCCTACAATTGAAATCAAAATTAACAATCTATGTAACTTAAAATGTCGTATGTGCAACCCGTTAGACAGCACTCAATGGAAAGACTGGGAAAGTGTAGAAGAGTTTTATGCTGCGGAAAACAACTATCTTGTAGATGCTGTTCGTAAGCTAGGATTAACCAAGGCACCGTTTGTAGGACTGTTCGAAGATACAGCTGAGTTTTGGAACAATTTGGAAAAACTGTTGCCTTACTTTAGACGTGTAGAATTTGCCGGTGGCGAACCGCTGATGGATCCTACACATTACAAGATATTAGATGTACTTGCACGTAACGGTAAGAACATAGAAATAAAGTACGCTACAAACGGCACAGTGACGGGTATAAAGGGCGGAAGGACAATACACGACTATTGGCCCAAATTTAAAAGAGTAAGCGTAAACGTAAGCATAGACGGGCTGTATGACGTGTATGAATACATACGCGGCAACGGAGACTTTGAAACTGTAAAGCAGAATGTAGAAATATTTAAAAGTTTTCCTAATGTAGATTATGTTGTAGGTGCATGTACAGTACAAGTTGGCAATATTATGCAGTTGCCCGACATCATTCCTTACTTCTTAAACGAAATGGGCATTGTGTTTTATTCTCACAGAGTAAATTATCCTAATGTATTAAGTGCTCAAACCGTTCACCCTAAATTAAAACTTAAAGTAGTTAGACAATTAGAAATGTTAAAAGCAGAAGTGGCAAATTATCCTATAATGAATTTGCACAAAGATGTGTTGCCAGTAACACTGAGACAAATTGATGACAACATAAACTTTTTACAAGCACGTGACTTGCACAGCAAATGGACACAAACTGTAGCATTTAATCATCGCTTAGACAGTACACGCAAACAAGGACCTTTTGAAAAGGTTATACCTGAATATGCTCCGTACATTTGAAATAGAAATAGGCAATAATGCCGACAGTAGTAAAATTGAGTTTTATATCCTACAAACTGATATTGCACAACTATGGGCAAAAGAAATTGCAAAAAAATATCCATTGTACGAAACCAACAGATTTACCAACTGGCCTAACAGTACAAAAAGCAAAGCATACTACGAATATTATCTTAAACTTCATATGAATAACATACAAGAATACGGGCATGTTATTGATATAGAAGATTTCGATTTTCAAAATGCACTGAACGAGATGCATAAACATTTTGAAGATTTGCGTGGTCATATCGATTATCCTTCCAAATGGTACCAATCTGCACCGGCAAAAGTTAAAAACAGTGTTGATAAATTTAACGTGTTAATACACGAATATGAAAACTTGTTAGAAGAAGAAAAACAAAGTTTTCGTAATCCTACTATTGTATGCACATTTAGTGACAGGCCTAAGTTTGATTTGTTGGAAGAACATTACAAACATTTTACACATTGCTGGGAACACGGAACTGTTTATATAAATTATTGCGAGGTAGGAAAGCCATTATTAGATGTGTTTAAGGACAAGGACGATCATGCAGAAGCAATACGTCCTCAAAGCACATGGAGTGCAGATTTTATGATCAAGTTTGGTCCAAGTGTTACAGAATCTTTTGCTGCACACAAAGAAAAACAGTTTATAGAATGGTATAAACAAAAAGGATTTGACTTTGAACATCTTAGTTTAGGTATGATACCAGTTGCTAAAATTAAAAAACCAGTTGATTTAAACAAATATAAAAGTTATAATAGAGTTATAAATGTTACGTGTAGAAAATAGATGGCCGCACTATTATGATAGTTGCAAAATAGAATGGAACATAGGAAAAAGATGCAACCTTGATTGCACATATTGCCCTGCTGAAATTCATGACAATCATAGTCAACACAGGCCTATAGAAGAATTAGAATCTGTTGCCAATACCATTTCATCTATTCCTAATGTTAGAGTTAGTTTAACCGGTGGCGAACCTTGTGTACATCCTAAATTTGAAAGTTTAATTTGGTATTTAAAAGCAAGAGTAAAATGGATTAGTGTTACAACAAATGCAACAAGAAACGGACGCTGGTACGCTAATCTTCCTGTTGATTACATAGTGTTTAGTTTACATTACGAAGATGTTAGTTGGAAAACAAGATTACTAAGCATTTTAGATTTTGATAATTTTAAATATCAACAACAATACCATGTAAACATAATGGCACATCACGAACATATGGACAAAGTAAAAGAATCAGTTCGTGCGTTTCAAGCCCATAATGTTCCATATGCTATTCGAAGAATACGCTGGACAGAAAAACACGATTGGTTTGATGATTTAAAATATCAACCTGCTGATTTAGAGTGGATAATCAGTAACGAAGCAACAGCAGCACCAAATACATTAATCGATAACAAAGAATTAGCACACACCAACGACTTAATCAAAGAACACAAAAATAAATTTAAAGGCTGGACTTGCAGAGCCGGTATAGAAAGTCTAATGATAAATTGGGATGGCGAAGTACATAGAGCTACATGTAGAGTAGGCGGGAGTTTAGGAAACATTTATACAGGAAATTTTCAAATACCTAGTGACCCAGTAGTATGCACCAGAGAATGGTGTACTTGTGCAGCAGATGTGAACATAACAAAATGGAAGCAATAAATTTAAAAAACAACGAACCTATGATGATTACCTGGGACACAGGTAGACGTTGTAACTTTGATTGTAGTTATTGTGATTTGTCTAGACATAATTTAACTAGTCCGCTTACATCTTTAGAAGATCTTAGAAATACATATAAGTTTATACAAGATTATACAACAATATACAATCAACCAAATGCTAATATAGCATTTACTGGTGGCGAACCAACAATTAATCCAAACTTTTGGATCCTAATCAACGAAATAGAAAAGTACACTCTAGGATTAACTACCAATGGCACGTTTGCTCCTAAACATTTAGATACTATAAAACAAAAGTTTGTAGCAGCAACTATTAGTTGGCATGCCGAGATTGATAAAAAATTGCGAGACAGAGCTATTAACAATGCCATTGAATTACATCGTTCAGGTTTTGATGTGCGTGTTAATGTAATGATGCACAGTGATTTATGGTTAGACTGTGTAATAGCACATGATAAACTGGTCAGCGAAGGTGTAAAAACAAATCCTGTAATTGTAGGCGACGGACTTACTGGCAATACTGATTTTTTCAAAGACGAAACTGGTATACTAAGAAGAACCAGCCATTCTTATACTGTGGAACAGCAAGAATGGTTTTATAAAGTTAAAAATTTAGACATTCAAACAATCGATAAAATAAAAGCCGGTAATCAGCTGCCTAGAAGTTGTTGCGGTAATAGAGATCTAATGGGAAAATGCAACGGGTGCTGGTCAAATATAACTGCAATTGAAACAAACTTTAAAGGTTGGTATTGCAGTGTTAACAAATATTTCATGCATATAGAACAGCATACAGGAAATGTTTATCATCATCAAACATGTCAAGCAACATTTCAAGGCAAAGGTCCTATCGGCAATTTAAAAAATAGTGTCGGAATATTAGAATATGCAAAACAAAACTTACAAAATACAATTGTATGTCCTAATAATCGTTGCGGCTGCGGAATGTGTGCTCCTAAAGCACTTGATAAGATTGAATTTGATCGTTTGGTTTATTAAATTTATTACCGCAGGTTCTTGCACAGGTCCACAATTTGTTAATAGTCCAATACTTTTCCCAAACAGTTTGAAAACTTTTAGATTCTAGTACACTTTGAATACTGCCAGTTGTGTCGCCTAGCTCTTGCAACAGCTTTTTGTATTGTATTTTTATTGTATCTTTTGCTGGTTGTAAAGAATCATTTTTTGTATAATAATCATATGGTATTGCTGCAAGAAAACAACAAGGCATAATGCAACGATGAGCATCTATGTACAATTCCGACTGATGTTTAGCATAGCAAGAAATTTCTGTTTCGTCTACTAGATTTTGTATTAAATTTAAATCTCGTGCATTAAAGTATTTTGTGTCAGTTAAAGTAGGCGGTTCTAAATAATATTCGGTCTTGCCATACTTATTGTATACTGCAAAACGTTTTTCAAAGTTAAATCTACTGCTGTCTTTCACACTAAAATATTTAAACCCGTGAGTTTTGGCTAATGCTTCGGCTGCTTGTTCTTGATGCTGGTTGTGTTTAAATTTTATAAAACACCATTCTGCTATGCCGCCTGCATTTATAAACGTTTTAGCGTTATCCAATATACGATTAAAATCTGTTCCTATTCTGTACATGCTGTGAGTGTCTCCTAACCCATCGATACCAAAAACAACTCTATGAGAAGCAGGTAAGTGTTTAGGAAACGATGTCCACCATTTGCTGTTTCTCAAACTGCCATTGGTGTGAACATCTACATGTATATTTTTATTTTTAATTAAATCAGTCATTAATTGCAGATTAATGTTTAAAAGAGGATCGCCAAAGTTTCCACAGAAATTAATTTTTTTTAATTGGTCTGCTACCGGCAAAACAATGTTTTGAAAATCACTTAAACTCCAGTCTGCATTTTTTATTAAAGTGTTATCTAGTCCGCCATGATAGTTGCGACTGCACATAGGACATGCTGCCTGGCAACGATTTGTAATTTCTAAATGTAAACTTTTTAAATCAGCTAGTGCAAACATATTTCTATTTATATGCGTATATTATCTATAAATATTGTTATGGAAACAGCAGACAGATTTTTTCATCAAAATAATACATTCAAATACAAGCTAAACGGATTACCTAGTTTAACAATGAACGATGAAGAAATTGCATTGTGGATACTGCAAGGCGGTGCTGGTGCATGGCTTGAATTAGATTTACATGTTGACCATAAAAGTTTTTTTGAAGAATACAATTGTGTCAAAGACATGTTTGTTACGCACAGAGATGGAGCAACAGGCGAAGGTACGCATGACGGATGGGAAGCATGTGCTTTGCATGGTATTGAGTGGGACAAAACCAATGTGTGGCAAACCTATGATTATGAAACAGAACCCGATTATGCATGGACCAAAGCCGGCGTCAAATGTATAGAAATACAAAAGTTTTTTAATTCTTTACCTTGCCAACAGTTAGCTAGAGTAAGATTTATGAAATTAAAAAGCAAAGGTTGGATTTCACCTCACAACGACAAACCCGATTCGGATATAGACTGGAATATGATTTTTGAACATCCATTGCCGATTAATATTGCAATAGAGCATCCACAGGATTGTCATATGGTTGTAAAAGACAACGGAGTAGTACCATTTGTCAATGGAAAAGCGTTTCTGGTCAATATTTTTAATGAACACTCAGTAATAAATTATAGTAATAAAGACAGGATACACGTAATTGGACATTTGTTAGTAGGTAATCGCAAAAACGAATACTGTTCAATGCTGGCCAACAGCTACAGGAAACAATATGTATTACAAGGGTAAAGAAAACAATACAGATTTATGTGTTTGTATAATAGATGATACAGATCAATATAACCCATGGATGCGTGAACTTGTAAAAAATACTGCCGACTATACAATTACAAATGTAACAGGGTTTGGGTATGATGTGTATGTAAGTCGTAATCAAGACCAAGTATTAAAACAAGTGTCAGGTCTATATAAAAAAGCAGTTGTGATAAGTGCTGGTACAGAATTTATCAATGGCAGAAAGTTTTTCGATAACATACCAGACGATTTCTTTATACTTGGACATATATTAGATATGGGCGAGGGATATTATGGGTTACATTATCAATGCTATATAATAAACCTTGATCTGTATGCAAAATTAAATTGTCCTGCTATAGGCGATACCAATTTTCTGTCACAACATACTCAAAAGACACCAATAAGAAGTAAAGAAAATATTCACGACGATTATACACCATTGTGGATTAAGACAGGTAAGATACAAAATGTATACAAAAGTAAATTTCACGGGTGGAGAATAATCAGTGCCGGTCTTGAGGCAAATTATGAAATACGTGCTTTTGATGCAACACTTAGAGATAGTAAACATTACTTGTATAGAGATGTCGATACCAGCGACTGGATATACAAAAGATACAATTATTGTTTAGCCAACCATATTTTTGAACAAAGCACAGGAAGCTTACTATTTCCACGTCCGTATACATGTCCTATAACACACCTAATACATCCAGCAGCAGGCATGAATTGGTTAGAAAAAATAAAAAATTCCGGCGGCTACAATTCCGATACGAAAGTTACTTTTTTTGATTACAACGAAAATGCATTAGAAGAAATGTATAACAAAACCAAAGGCATAAAAATGAATTTTGATTTTATACCTATAGATGTTATTGCCGAGCCAGAAGAACTTGTTACCAAAGTAGATAGTTCACACGAACCTGTGGGTGTTGTTTTTCATATGAGTAATATTTTTGCTTACGAGGGTACAGCAAGCTTGATGCCATTAAAATATAGAGTAGCACAAGAAAACAAATTTATAAAAAGTGTACAGAAATCTATGCCAATATGCTGTATAGATTTTGATCAACGGGCAGCTGAAGGATTTGTTTCATGGAGAGAAGAAACAGGATTAGCCAAGGATTTGTTGCTCACTGATCTTTCAACTGTGGACTTGCCGTTTTGGCATACTTATGGTTGATAATTTCAAAAGCTACTGGAGTTTCTGCTTTAGGAGCACACAGTCCACACCAACATTTCTTTTTCTTACAAACAATAGTAAGTGTACCTAATAAAAGTCTATCTATAATGCTTTGAGTATCTTTAAGATTTCCAATTGGACCTACACTGTTATCCCAATTCATACGACAATCCTTGTTTGTAAAGACTTCACCGGTGTGTTGTCGTATATACAAAAAGAATTTATCTACTGCACAACTCCAACCTTCGAAATTATTACCTTCTATATAGGTTGTATTGTAAGATGAATTAACACACATGTCGTTGCCTCCACAACAGGCACGACCGGTACTATCTAAGTCAACACCTCGAGTAACAATTGCTTTTATTTTTTGAAGTAATTTAGTAGGAGGTTTTCCAGTCAGATATTCAACTTGGTCAGCAGTATAATTAAATCGAGTATCAAACCAATGATGGTCGATTTGTCTTTGCACAAACTTAAAGTTATGTTTCTTACAAAAATTGATTATTGACATGCATTTTTCCCAATACTTTGGATGCATCATAACATTGACTTGAAAATTCTTTTGTTCAAACTTTAGTGTTATTAAATTATGTCTAAACAGTAATTCTTGTTTGGAAGTCATTTCTGCATGATAACTTACTGTAAAATAATCCACATGCTTGACAACTTCTTGCCATTTTTTTGATCCGGCAATTGAATTGGTAATTAATGCAACAGTTAATGTGTAATCAACCGATTTCTTTTTTTCTTGTATGTATTCAAGTATTTTTATAATATTAGGATGAAATATGCTTTCACCACCTTGAATATTTAATCCTGCAATTTTTAAATGATCGGGTTTCGAATTCATTTGTATTTGCAAATATTCAAATATAAAATCAACTGTTTTGATAATTTCATCTAAAGAAGGATGAGACAATTTGTTGTTATGTCCATCGCCACAATAGCTGCAATCCATGTTACATTTAAGTGTAATTTCCCATGCGATTTGAAAACTTAAATTTCCTACAGGTTCTACTGACTTAAACATTTTTTAATTCCTATTTCTCCAGTACACCCACAAATTTCTTTTGTGCAAGTAACAGGTTTTATCACAGGAGAAAAACTAAAGTTAGGATCATTTATATTATAAGGTTTATCAAAAAGTTTTTGCTGACAGTTACCTGTAAGTAAGCCATTGGTTATTTTTAAATGATCAACTCCTAAATTGCAACTCCATCCACGAAAATAATTTAAATTATTTCTAGTAATCCAACTGTCGCTGTTTGTAACAACTTTAGTATTGTCTGCTTGTGTAATTGTTATTTCAGTTTGCGGCTTACGAGAGGTATGTTCAAACCATTCTGTATCAGGGTATCGTTTAATTGGATCATCAAAGAATTTTAACTGTTCTATTTTATACTTGTGTATTCCATCAAAGTGTACTACCTTAGCAATTATTGGCCATGCATATACACTGGTTTGAAAATAATCTACTAGGCTAACACATTTTTCAAATGCTGCTGGATCCATCAATACATCAACATTTACAAATACACCTGCTTGATATAAAAAATCAGCAAGTTTAGCAATTTTACCCTGCTTGGCATATTCATGATGAACACTAATATTAACATGATCTAAAACTCTGCCAGCCTTGGTCCACCAAATAATTCCTCTAGTGGCATTTGTACTAATTTCTAAAATGCAATTGTAATTCTGTTTAAGCCATTCGATTAATGGTAAAAAATCATCCCATAGTGTAGGCTCTCCACCTACAAAAAAAATGTTAAAAATTTCTTTACCATTATTTTTGTAATGATCTAAAACTTTTTTAAGATTTTTCTTAACTGTTTCTAATTCTGGCCAAGGCAAATCGCCTTCGTTACTTCCCGGAAAGCAGTAATTACACTTTTGATTACAAGTGTTTCCTAACATGTATTCTATTCGCAGTACATTATCAGGCTGATTGTTTTCAACTTTAATAATCATAGTAAATGAGCCAACTCCGGAAAAACTTTTTTAGCTTCTAGTCCACGAATTTTGTCCAGTTTATTTACGTATTCTTTAAATCCAGATAAAAGATGGCTGTTGTCGGCACTGTCCATGTGATTAAGTATTGCTTCCCAACGTCTCCATCCATACGGATTATGTTCCCAAAAGTCTGTGTCAGTTGTATACCAGTTATACAGCCAACCTTTAAAACTCATAAATGTATCTCTTATTTCTTCTTTATCTTCTTTAGGAAGCATTTGTATGCTTAAAAATGTAGGAATATAAAGCAAGTGCATGTTGATTAAGCCGCCGCCGGCTGCAACACCTCTTATAACTTCTGTGTTTACCTTTTTAAAATTGCTGGTTACTTTCCAGTGTATAAAATCTGGTAAGTGTTTGATATTAAAAATTTGCACGGCTGTTGCAATACTAGGACGTATGTTTTCAGGTGTATTATCTAACATATGCAGATTGCGTTCAACAGTTTCCCAGTCTGTGGGATATCTTATATAGTTATTGCGAGAACCTGCTGCATCTATACTAACTCCAACTTTGACTTTACCGAAATATTTCCATAGATTTATTAAATCTTCATCAATTAATATTCCGTTGGTGTTGTATCTTAATGTTATATTAGTGCTGAATCCTTGTCTTACAATTTCTTCTATAAACTTTTTATGCTCTTTAATCATAAGAGGTTCACCGCCAGCAAAATAAACTTCACGTAGATTTGGTATTTGTTTATAAAGTTGATTCCAAAATTCTTCGCTTTCGTGCCATTTATTGTTAAAGGAATCTTTGTCCCATTGCATCTGATTTTTTACAGTTGCATTTTCAAGGTTAGGATATAATTCTTTCCAATCTTTTACCCACTTGCTACTGTCATGTGGACTGCACATCACGCACTTAATGTTACAAGTGTGTCCTAGTCTTAGGTCAAGATAAACTAACTTTTCAGGAACTCTGCCATCAGCCTTGGTGTTATTTAATAGCGTTTTAAGATTTTGTCCTCGTTCCATCCACGATGTTGTTTCCCACATGCGTTTGCTAACTATGCCTTTGTCTTCTTCTTCGAAGCATTTAGTACAACTTGCAGGAACTTTTCCTTCCATCATAGTTTTACGGACATTTCTCATGTAGTCGCTGTTCCATGCCTCCATAGGTGTAGTGTTTGCAAAATTGATATGTTCACCTATATCGTTTTTTACAATGCCTATTGTGTGATCGTTACCAGCACCGCTGGCGTTGGCACTACAGCACAATCTCATATCACCATTGGGTCTAGTTGCCATATGTAACCACGGCAAAGCACAAAATGTAGGAGTTGCTTGATCAGAAATTGTTTCTTGCCATGTTTCTAAATATTTTGCTACAGTCATTTGTATCCTATTACTAGAAACCTATTGTACAAAGGTAATTCTAATGTATCTGTTTTTAATATATTACTTAGCCCGCTATGTGTAGCAAAATTTTCTACAGTATCAAAACACCGTATATGTTCAGGTAATGCATAGTAATTGTTATTTTGTAAAACAATTAAACTGTCGTTTGGAACATTTTTTAGCCAGCGGTTGTATTTGTCTTGTGCTACATGTTCAGTGCTAGTATTGATAACAATGTTAGGAGTTTTATTGTAAACGTAATACTCCATATCTTGTATAACTTGTAAAAATCTACCTTCAATTTCTTGACGTTTGCAGATATCACTAGCAGGACCTGCTGTTTCACTTTCAATGTCTACATTTTCTATACGATTAATACTTATACCACTGTTAAACAGTAAACTTGCTAGTACACCATTCCAGCCGCCATGTATTACAATATCAAGTGGATTTCCGTTAACAGGTATATAAGGATAAAGATTTTTTATCAGCCACTCTTTACTGCGAAGTTGTCCTTTCCAAAAACTTTCTAAAACGCCATAGTGATTTTCACTGTTACGCACAGCGTCCATCCAATACGCTACGTCTTCTAAGCTTATGTACACAACACTTCTCTTAGCGGAATGTCTAAATTTTTAATGCCAAATAAAAACTTTTTTCTATTTAGAATTCTTCTTTTTTGTGTTATTAGGTTTAGCTGTTGTATGTTGTTAGTTGACATTACTTTATGCATACTTTCTATAGCTTTAAAAACACGAACACTATCATCGGCAGTATCGTAACTATGATCAACAATATCATCAAACATGTCAAACCCTAATAATCGTAATCTTTGTACTAACCCTCTTGGTCCTATTATAACAGGTATTTGTCCTGCTGTAAAGACTTTCCATGTTTTTTCAGTAATAAATGTTTCATCTATAAAATTGTACTCGGGCAAATAATATGTTTCTGTAACCAAATTTATAAGTGTATTATCATAGATTTTTGGATGTAAATCATTTGGTAAACTTTTGTTTGATAAATCATATGTGTCAACAACTAGAGGAAGTTTTTTATTTGTTATACTTACTTTTTGTTTTATAATATTTTGATATTCTGTGGGTATTTCGGGCAGGCGAGATAAAATTGAGTTTTCAAAATTGTCGTCACTATCAAATTCATAACTACGATCGTTAGCTGTTACAATACCATCCTCTAAAATGTCAACAACGTCTAAGTAAGCAATTGTAAATAATCTATGCAATCTTGGGCGATTATTCATACAGCAATACCAAATATTTTTTTGATACTTTACTGGAATTTCGCAATCATTTACCCAATCACGCATCCGGTGATACCAAAGATTGTGACTCCACACATAAAAAGCACTTGGCACTTTTTTCTTTTCCAACCAATGGTCATATACTTTTTGTGATTCTAAGTGACCTGTAGCATAAATTATTTTTTTGTGTAAAGTGTGTTTGTTTACAAATTCGTGTACATCACTAAAGCTAAGATAAGCATACCCCTCTTCGGTGTCATCAAGGACAATATAAAAGTGTTCACGCTGTCTTGCTAAGTCTATTAACCAAGTGGGTACAGGTTCGGATGCGTTTCTAAATCTTACAAAATAAAAATAGAATCCGTTTGGATTGTTTTGCCAAACGGATAACTCTTGTTGTATTAGTCCAATCTCATCGAGATTGTTTATTCCATTGTAATTTGTATAACAATTTACTTGATTATTTGTTTCCAATGATGGATAGTCCTATCAATACCTTCTTCATAAGAAATTTTAGGTGCCCAACCAGTTTTGCTGGTTAAAAGGTTATGGTTACTATTCAACCAATAAATTTCCCCATGTCTTGGCGGCTTAGTATTCCAATTAACTTGACCATTCCATTGTAGCTGTTCAGCAATGTAGTTGGCACAGTCTTTGATTTTTCTAGGATCATCTGGGCCAATAGTGTAAAAGTTTCCTTTACACGCAGCTCTATTTTCAATAACAGCCATCCATGCGTCTAACAAGTCGTCAATGTATATAAAGTTTCTATAAGGCTCAGCATATCCTAAGTTACAAACATCACCCTTTAACATCTGGCTAATAATTTGTTCGGTTACAAAATAATTGTTGTCTTTACGACCATAGCTGTTGGTTTGTCTAAAACTTGCAAATTCTAATCCGTATGCTCTTGAAGCGTACTCTAAATATTTTTCACAACCATATTTTGCTACAGCATAAGGTGCATTAGGGTTAGGTTGAGTATGCTCGTCAAATGCTACGCTGTTTACATAAGTTCCAGTTTCCTCTACTTCATCACTGATAGGTTGCCATCCATAAACTTCCATTGTGCTAGCAAACACAAAGTAAGGCATTGGATCTAGCTGTCTACAAGCTTCGATAAGATTTACAGTTCCTACATAATTTACTTCACTAAACTCAATTTGTTCATAGAAACTTTCTTGAACTTCAGTTCGTGCAGCAAGATGAACAATTATATCAGGTTTTGCTTGTGCAACTTCAGCCTTTACATCACTGTGTTTTTTTAGATCACTTTTTAACTCATGTACTTCTCCCATGGCCTTTAAACGCGGCAACAAATGTTGACCTATAAATCCGCTACTTCCTGTTATTAATATTTTCATAATGCTCTCTCAAAAATTTAAATTTGTTTTGATAACCTTCGGTACTTGCTATATTTAAAAATTCTAAATGATTATGTACGTGAAAATGGTTAGAATTTTTTGGAAGCAATTTGTTTATGCGTTTGCGAGTTTTTTTATTTTCCACTATAGACAACATATTCAACCAGTTATGATGTACTTTAGACTGTACAGCATCTCTCAAATACTGAATGTTATAAGTAGTTAATTTTTTAATTTGCTGCATGTACATATCGCATCTTATTTCGTCGTCTTCAATTTCGTCAAAACTGTAGTCAATTATGTCATCAAAAATTTCAAAACCTAAACTTTTCATATATGCGTTTGCCAATGGATGTCCGTAAATAACAAATGGTCTTCTGTGGTAGATAGGAATATATGTTTTTTCTGTAATGAATTGAACGTCAGTTGCTGATTCGCAAATTACACTGAATACACTATTTTTAAAATGTTGTGGCGGTCTTAGTATGTCTGCTATTCCACCCTCTGGCCTTGTAAATTCTTCGTCAAACTTTAGTGACTCCGGCGACCACCATTTAAATTTGTAACTATCAAATGTTCTATTTTCAAAATTATGAAAACTGATATAACCTTTTTCAAACAATTGTTCTTTATACATATAATCTAAAAACATTTGTCTGTGAGGATGAGCTCTACCATTCATACTAACAAAGTGTTTTGTTGGGTTAGCATTTATTCCATAAGGATTTAAATCGTGGGTTAGTGCATGACAGATAACTTGATGTGCAAACCAAGTTTCCCATGGCACTAAATTTTCTGAAAACATATTTAAGTCATGCCTGTATCCAAATTCGTTTGATATATTGTTACCAACTAAACACGTAAGTTCTACATTATAGTATTTGCAAAATCCTAGAAATATGTCAAAACTTTGCTGGTCTTGAAACCAAGGTTGAAAATTATATTCTGACGGCATCAAAAGTATTATTTTGTATATTTTTTTATTTTTTACAGCATCAACTAAAATTAAGTAATCTCGATGATCAAATCCCCATACGTCACAAAAATATACTCCATCTATTATTCTTCCGAAATTCATTTTGTAATTGGCATCCTTTTATAAATATTTTATGTTTGATATTGTGTCTCAGTTTGAAGAAAAAATTGCAGATTTTTATGGTGCACCATATGCAGTAGCAACTGATTGTTGCACACATGCTATCGAACTTTGTTTAAGATACACAAAATCAAACAATTTAACTATTCCTACTCATACATACTTATCGATTCCTATGACAGCAATGAAATTGAATTTGAACTGGCAGTGGAATGATTCGATCTGGGAAAATTACTATTATATTACAGAAAATATAATTGATGCTGCGGTTTTGTGGAAACCCAATAGTTACATACCAAATACATATATGTGTGTGAGTTTTCAATTTAAAAAACATCTGAGCTTAGGAAGAGGCGGTATTATACTTTTAGATAATTTGCAAGCCAAAAATGATTTAATAAAATTAAGTTATGACGGACGTCACAGAGATGCACCATGGCCGGCTCAATCTATAGATAGTTTAGGCTATCATTATTACATGACTCCTGAGACTGCACAATTAGGTTTAAACAAATTAGAAGATGCAATTATCAAGCAACCTAAAATATGGGGCACAAACGATTATCCCGATTTAAGAACTATGCCGGTTTTTGATACCAAACTTCAATAATGTTATAGTGATCAATACAATTATCAAACACTGTTTTATATCGTATATCTACTAATCTATTAAAGTACTCTATAGTTTTTGGAACATTGGGTTTATAAACTGTTTTTACATGATTTTCAACACAGGTTTGTAATTCGTTAAATAATTCAACTGTTGTGGATTTTAATGTTAATCCTAATTTTGGATATATCCAATCTTTTACAATATTCATATGCCCTTTTATATCAGGATGACAATCAGGAATCACTCCAAATGGTTTGTTTGTTTCGGTTAATTCAAATGTATAAACAGGAATTTCAGGCAACATAGCTGTGTAAAAATCTACTAATTCTTTTGATTTTTTACTTACATTTGTTATAAATGCCTCGTTGGTTGCTAATTCAAATGCACTGCCTTGCCAAACAATGTTTTTATGAAATAGGTCATTGGCAATCTTTATTGCTGTAGCATTTTTTACTATATCGTTGTCGTAACTCCAATATCGTTTAATATAGTAATTACTGTATTCTGGATTATTTGAATTGAATACACTACCAGCAGCTACCCATCGCCGATCTCTTACACGATCTTCTCGACTCCAACTTGTCCATAATATAAAAATTTTATCATCATCTGTAAATTTTAATTTGTTGTTAGCTTCAATCATTCTATGCAAGATGCCAACATTACCCAACCCTGCAATGCCAAAGTTATGGTATTCAACTCCTTGATCGTAACCTATAACTTTAGCCCATGTTGGCCACCCATATTGAGTAAAACTACAACCAAAAAATATTAATCTGCTCATCCAAAACCTTAAATAATGTTATGAATATTTATAGTAAAAACGAATGGGATCCTCTAAAAAAGGTAATAGTTGGTGTTGCTGACTATTGTCGTATTCCTGAAATGGATAAAAGTTTACGAGTAATAAATTATGCTGACCGTAAGGATGTCAGCGATGTTGTGTCCGGATTATATCCCGATCAAGTTGTTGAAGAAAGCAACGAAGACTTAGAAACCTTTGTAAAATTCTTAGAAGGTGAAAGTGTTGAAGTTGTAAGACCCAATCGCTCACCATCAGTTGAATATTACAACTACTGTCCTAGAGATACTGTATTTGTTCACGGAAACAGATTGCTTGCAACTCCTATGAGTTTACGAGCAAGAAGTAGCGAGTTTCATCATATGCTCCCTCATATAGCAGGTGTAGAACTTAGCCCGAGATATAAAGACGACGACTTGTATGATGAAACCTGTGTAGGTGATCCAGATCGTCTTGCTTTAACTGAAGTAGCACCTTGCTTCGATGCTGCTAATACAATACGTGCAAATGATGATATTTTGTATTTGGTAAGCAACAGTGGCAACAAAGCAGGTGCTGCTTATTTACAGGAGTGGGTAGGAAATCCAAAAGTTCATATACTTGAAAATGTATACAGTTATATGCACATAGATAGCACTATTGCATTTTTACGTGAAGGACTATTACTTGCTAATCCTAGTAGAATCAAAAGCCGTGATGCATTGCCAGGACCCTTCAAAAACTGGGATATTATTTGGGCACCAGAACCGATAGATATGGGTCATTACCCCGGATATTGTAATGCAAGCACCTGGATAAATGTTAACTTGTTTAGTGTTAATCCTAATCTAGTTGCACTAGAGGAACATCAAGAACCTACACGCAAGGCGTTAGAAGCACATGGCATCGAATGTGCTATGTTGCCACTTAGACATTCTAGAACCTTAGGCGGATGCTTTCATTGTTGCACATTAGACCTTGTGCGTGAAGTCGGGTAGTTTTAACAACGAGGAAATAATTTCAGCAGTTTCTTTATGAAACTTCGGACCATCGTGTTGTCCATCTCTGGCTTTGTCTCTGGCTAACGGATGTATGTGCCAAATCTTATATCTACTACGCTGTAGTTCTTCTTCTAAATCATCATCCCAAGTGAAATTAAGAACAGGCACGCCCAACATCTTCCAGCTATTGTTCACTGCTTCAAACCAAGACCATACATTGAGACTAAGATCTCCTGTGTCTGTGATATAACGTTTTCCCCACCATCTGCCGTCATGAGTAGCTGTTTCGCTCATATCTTCAAATCTTATTCCGTAGTTTTCTTTAAATCCAAAACTCTTTCTGTGTTTTTGAGGCCATTGAATTATCACAATTTTTGGTTTAGGCAGTTGTGAATTTATCCACATAAGATTATTTAAATAAACAAAGTCAATACCTGTGGCTTGTTTAGCAGCATTGTAGTAATCTATACCAAGTGTTTTAGCAACTTGATCTATCCAAATTTGTTCTACATTTAAACCAACACCTTCGGTATAACTACAGCCATAACTTAAAATAAAATCATTATCAAGAGTTTCAATTTCTTTTGTTCTATAGCCAAGACTGTTGAATTTATATTGTATTGGCCAACGAGGATTGATAACTCTATCAGTACTAAAAATAGCAGAAGTTTTATTCATATATGAATAATCGATTATTATTGGTGCATCAGGTTTAATCAAGTACATAAAAACTACCTTATAAATACAACATATTTAAAGTTGGAGAAACTGTGAGTTATCAAATTTGGTACTTGTCTATATATTTTAGACCAAAAAACAAACTTTTACCAGAGTTAATTAAAAAAGACGGTACTAGAACACCCTTAATGGACATTGGTAAAATAGAAATGTTAATGCTAATGATAAAAGAAAGTTTTCTTAGAAATGAGGACAGACCGGTATTAATTTTTAATGGCACACATTCTATAGAACATCTAGATAAGTTGTTTATAACACCAAGACATAAGAAATTATTACAAGAAGAAGAGTGTGCTTTTTATTTTTTCGAGCCTCTTACACATTACATTTGTAGAGAAGGACGTGATCCAAATTTAGAACCTCATATTTTAAGATGCAATAACGATCCTTACGAAATTGCCAATGTTCGCTGCTTAGAGTTAGACAGTTTGCAAGCATGGGTAGAAAAATACAACATAAAAAATTTGCATGTTTACTGTACAGATTATAAAAGCTGTGAATATTACAAAGATCTTTATCCAAATTTAGTTCTCAAAGAAATGGATTTTTTTGTAAGTTGGTACTGTACTAGATATATGGCTCAAATAATTAGAGGTGATAGTTTAGGCCATTTAGAAAAAGAATATATGAAGCCCGAAAACATTACAAAAAAGTTTTGGAGCGGGGCTTGGCGATATGATCCTAGCAGACATTTTATTACTGCATATCTTGCTGGAAAAGATTTAATAAAAGAAAATAATGTAAGTTTTTATTTTAAACTTCCTAACTCAGAATTTAAAAGACGTATGTGGTTTGGATGGAAAGAGTTTTCATTAAAATTTCCTCGTATGGCCGAGATATTACTAGAAGGCAATACAAAATTACAAGAACTAGTTCCACTAAGTATAGAAATTGACAACCCAGCGGCTTTAGAGGAACGTGCTCAAGATCCCGAAGCAGACAGCGATGGCAAAAACACAAGAAAAAATCACGATCCTGTCAATTCTTATTTAGAATCATTTTGTGCAATTGTACAAGAAACACGAGTTACACAACCGTGGGCAAACATCAGCGAAAAAACTCTTAACGCAATGAAAAATTATAGACCATTTGTAATTGCAGGAGCACCAGGAACAATAAAAATGTTGAAAGACATGGGCTTCAAAACGTTCGATCGTTGGTGGGACGAAAGCTACGACGATGTAGTTGGAAACAAAGAACGTTTGGTAAAATTGTGTGAAACAATTGATTACATAAACAATTTTAGCATAGAAGAAATGAGAGAAATATACAAAGAGATGACTCCCATACTAAAACACAACGTAGAAAATTTTGCTAAAATTGAAGACTGGTACAACAATCGGAATATTTAAACAAAGTTATCTTCAAACAACTTGTTTGCCCAATATTCGTGAGCTTGTTCCTTATGATGATGTAATAGTTGTCCTTCAATGTTGAATCCATTGTTTAGACAATTTTCATAAAAACTTTGTTTAATATTTGTAAACCCTTTAAAATTAGAAGGATCAACTCTACTTCTATAATACAAATAACGATCGTTACTGTTGCACTCTTCAAGAGCATTTCTAAAAATGTAAGGTATTTGATGTACCTTCAGCATATTTTGCAAATTAATAATATTCATATATCTGTTGATATCCCAATGAACATCGCTAAAAAAGTTAGACTTTGCAATATGTTGTGCCATCCACATTTCGTGTTCAGGTACAAAACTTTGATATCCAGGATGTACATGTCCAACATTTTCGTCAGGCACAAACGGAATAAATTGCCAAAAAATTTCATTTTTAATTTTTGGCATGCCTGTATGGAAAAATTCTGTTCTAGCACTGCCAGTCCAATGAATCAAAAACAAACTGTTTTTTGCTTTGTGAATATTATCTTGCAACCAAAAATTACTGGTTCTAAAAATGTAATCATTGCTAGCACCAGGCATTGCAATGTTGGTATAGTCAACACCTAAACGTCTTGCAAGTTTAGCACCAAAGCATTGCAGTCTGTTGTATTCAGTATCTCCAAGTCCGCTACCTTCAATTTCACTGCCTGCTGTATGACTGCACCCGTTTATAAAGATGTGTTCGAAGTTGTATTTTTTAATTATCATATTATCTCAAAAGGCCATTCGCCCGAATTTACTTGTAACAATAATGCATACACTTGTTTCATATCAACTAAACCGTCTGTATTATATTGTTCAAATCTCCAAATATCCATTTTACCAAGAATAGGTGTTAACATGTTCATGGGTAAAAAACTATTTGCATTAGACACACATCCATAAAAATCATGTACTCTTATATTGTTATTTAGGTCAACATAGGTGGTATGAGGATAGTAATTGATTTTTAAAACAGTTTTGCTTAATTCAGCAAGTATGTTTTTGATTTCGTTGTGATGTTCGTCAATTGTTTTTTTATCTTCTAGAATATGATTTAAACTGGTATCATACCATTTAAAAAATACACGTCTACTAGTTTTGTCAATGTCAATTAAATCGGGTGCAAATGTTTTGTTTTGAAAATGTTCAAGCCATCTTATTTCATTATCGAAATAAAATTGAGCTATATTGTCTGTGTATAAAGTTCTATCAAAAAAGTATCTTTTATCAATATTAAAATCCATGCAAAAAACATTTCGGTCAGGACTAATACGTGGAACATAAACAAGGTTAGCACGTAATTTACCACCTTGTTTATATTTGTAAAAAATGTCCCAGGACGAAATGTCCATTACCATTTGCCTTTATTAATATATCTGTAATTAAAACTAAAATCAATAGTATCATTTAGTTTTTGTTCTTCTTCTAGCAAATCAGTAAAATCTTGATCGCCTCTACCTGTTTCCAAATCCCAATCTGGCTTGGCAATACGTCTTGCACGTTTAGCTGTGTTACTCATCATACGCGAATAATCTTGTGCAAAAAACGGACCTTTACGGCCTTCGGGCGGAGGTAAACGATTGTCAAAAGGATTGTCTATTTGTTTAAAATCCCAACTGAAATCTGCATCCCAGTTTCCTGCATCATTAATACTAAACTTGTAAACAGCATTTAACATTCCTGGGCCAAATTGACTGCCAAATTCTTTTAAATCAATATCAGGATTAAATCTTATTTCGGCGTCATAACCTCCTCTTGTACGCCAAAGCATACGAAAGAAAGGCCACATCTCATTTACAAGTGTATCTGCAAATGGACTAATACCAGGTTGAATAATGTTGTAGTCAAACTGTTCGTACTCGTCAATTTCTTTAATTGTATCAAGATTGTGCAAGTTGATTATGTAGTGTTCACGTTTAAGGCTATCACGAATAGGATATCCAAACGGCGTTTCTGTACATCCGCTTATAAGATCTAAAAACATATGAAATGCTTTTACACGATGCATAACATGAGTACCACCTTTTGTAAAGTCATTGGTAATCCAATGACCTTGGTACTTGTGATAACTTAGATTGAATTTGTGCGGATTTTGGCCCATAATAGTTTCAGGACCTTGTCCGTATCCAACACCTGCTCCAACGTTATTGATATTCATATTACGCATACGCCACAAGAATGTCATGCTGTCTGCAAAGTCTTTGTGATCTTCTGTAGGAAATCCTACAATCCAATTGGTTGCAGCATAAATGCCAACTTTTTTGCCGTCGCGGAAGTTTTGTTCCATTTCTTCAACAGTAACACCTTTGTGCATGTCATCAAGTACTTTTTGACTTCCACTTTCAATACCATAGTTAAGCATGATACAACCGCCTGCTTTGAGATCTTTGAAATATTCAAGATCCATACGGCCATCACATCGTGCATAACCTGTCCAATGTATTTTTAGACCCTTGGCATCTACTGCTTTACAAAATGCTCGTAATTCATTTACGTTACCATTTACAAGACTATCAATGAACCAAAAGATATCTGTACCTTTGTTGTAGTACAACCATTCAACTTCTTCAATTAAGTCAACTGCTTGACGTTGACGGTATTTCCAGAAGTGAGTTTCTTCGCAGAATGTACATTTTGCAGTACATCCTCTACTAAATTCAGTGTTAACGCCATTTGGAATTTCGTATTGACTAAAATCAATACTTTCATAATCCGGCATAGGCATGCTGTTGATATTGATCTTTTGATTGAATTCTTGTTCAATGAATTGAGGTTCGTCGTGTTCTTTACCTAATTCAATATCAGCAAGAATTTTTAATATTGCTGCTTCACCTTCTCCATTTACAACATAATCGTAATAAGGATGACGTTGAAACCAACTTTTTTGTGCATTACTGCCGCCGACTGCGATCTTAATATCTGGACGCAGCTCTTTGATACGTTGTGCCATCCATTTTGTAGGTTCTTCACTAATATAGTATACTGTGAATCCTACAACTTGAGGATTAAGTGCAAGAATTTCATGTACTGCTTCTTCAAGCATGGGTTCAAGTACAGGATGAATATCTCTCATGTAACTTTCGCCTTCCCAATGCCAACTTGCACTAGGATCCCACAATCTAAATGGAAACAGTTTTAACGGACGCCATTCGTGTTGATACTTGTTGTATGCACGAACATTAAGATCTAAAATGTGTGTTTCATAACCGGCAGTTTTTGCAACACCACTTAGACGTGCTAAATTAAAAGGTGGAAACTGTGGTGCCCATTCAGGACATAAGACTAATACTAATTTTGTATTGCGTCTTTTATAATCTACATATACCGGAGTTAGATTTTTTTCTATTAATGCAGTAGGGCGAGCATAAGGCTTAATTGCCTCTAGCATATTAAGATGTTTATCATCAGCAGCATTAGCAGAAATCTTATCAGGTATTTCAGGTTGTGCTTTTGCTAATCCTTTTAGATTAAAGTCCATGTATTCTCTCTTTGGGTATAATAATGTCTGTTCCGCAATGACAGTGTTCTTTATTACATATAACAGGTTTTAAATCAAATGTCAAGTTTTCATCTAATATGTTGCCGTGGCGATTTCCTACACCGCAACTTGCACTGCTAATTTGTCCAATAGGATTTATAAAAAGTGCATCATCTACATAACATTTCCACCCACTAAAAAAGTTTTGTCTGTCAGCAATAATTTTATTACTGTTTGTGGATTCTATTACTCCATTGTCATAATGACTAATACTAATAGCACTGTTTTCTCTATAAGGTTTTGGTAAACGCATCATAGTTTCAAATCTTGCGTTTTCTAGAAACTCTACTTTTGCAGGATCATCATATTTCCACGGTCCAGCATTCACACTCATTTCATCAAACAGAGGTGTCCATTCTAAGTTATAGTTAGGCACTTCGTTACGTACACGTTCACCAAACTCGGCTACTTCCCAAAAACGTTCTTCGTGCATCAACATCTTGGTGCAAAGATAATCTACCTTATCGCAAAGAAAACGTGCATTTTCAATATAACGATCTTTTTTACTAAATTCAACATGAAAACTTGCAACAATGTCATCAAATAACTTGTAGTGTTCTTCCCAATAACGCAATGGTCGTGACAGGTTTGTATTAACTGCCACTGTTAAACTATTTCCTAGCCAACCTTTTAGATGCTGTGTTAATGGAATAAAGTTTTCCCAATGCGTAGGCTCGCCGCCACTGTAAAATATTTTAAAATGTTTGTAGCCACGATCTTTGTATTGTTGGAAAATATTAGTAACATTTCTAATATAAACATCTAAGTTACTGTTGTTACGACTGTCACCAGACCAGTTTCCTGGGTTACAATAGCTGCACTGAAAATTGCAAAAATTGTTTACTTGCCAAGTAATAGTTGCATACGGTTCTGCAATAGGAGTAATTTTTACTAACTTAGACATACTTTCTTAACCACTCCATTTCTGGAAACACATTCCAAAAATCTTCTTGCCGATGTTGATCTAACCCATGGTTTTTTTCGAAAAACTGTTTTAATTTTTCTTGGTCTAGTTTTCCTGCATTCATAAATTGAATGACACTATCAATTTTGCCAAGTACGTCCTTAACTACACCTGGCTTTGCAATAATACGATCTTTGATCTTATCATATGCCCATGCTTTGTAGTCAATATACTTTGCTCGTAATTCTATTTTTACATCTTCAGGAATATTATCAATACGCATAAAATCTGGTCCAGTAAGCACATTAAGTCTACAGTTTTCAATATCTACCAATCCACGTTCTACCCAATCCATATGAAAGTCTGGCCAATTCCAAGCGTTATACAAACTGATAGTAGGCGTAAGTTCAAAATAAACGTGCGGCAATTGTTCGAGCATTTCGATTCTGTTGCGTTCTATTTGCTGCCAATCAGTGCCGTGACGTATAAATTCAGCTCTTGCACCATTGGCATCAAGGCTTGCACTAACTTGTATGTCTTGGAAACTTTTCCAATAGTGGATGATACTTTTCTTTTTAAAACGTAAATTGCTAAAGTTTGTAGTATAACGCAATCTTACATCTGTTTTGCCTGCTGCAATCCATTCATCAAGTATTTTGTAGTGTTCGTTTGTAATCAAAGGTTCGCCGCCGGCCCAATACACTTCTTCTACATCCGGCAAATATTTTTGCAGTTGATCCCAATAATTCTGATGTTTAGCAATATTAACAATGATGCTACCGTCGTTACGTAATATGTTAGCAACTTCATGCTCGCCATATAGTTCGCCGTGTTCTTGAGCATGTAAACTACTAAGTTCAGGACCACAAGTTCTGCACTTCATGTTACAGATATTGCTGAATCTAATGTCCATGTATGCCATACGCATATCTGATTCAGGAATACTACCATCAGATGCAGTCTTTTCAACCAAGTCAAAATGTTTATCACCAAACCACTGATTGTGATTTTTACGCAGTGTCCAAATATATGTGCTGTCTTCTAATTCGTAGCAACGTCTGCAACAGTCGAGTTTTTTACCTTCCAGCATAGCAAGACGTAGTTCTTTGTAGCGTTCACTGTTCCATACTTGCTCGATAGTGCCTTCTTTAACATTACCAAAAGGTTGATCGCTATCTGCAATACAGCAAGGCATTGCACGACCATCTGGCCATACGTGCATATGAATCCAAGGTAAAATACAAAAGGCTTTGTTTTCGTTTAGTAATATATCTTTAAGCATCTAGCATCTCTTTTAATTCTGGAAATACACTTACAAAACTTTCATTGCGGATTTCGTCTCGTCTCTTTACATGATGTTGAAAATCAGTTTTATATTCGTTCCACTGATCTTCTTCATTGGTAAAATTAATAGCATCATTTACATGTACTCCTTGATACCAATCATTAGTAATCATAAAATCGTAAACTTTTTTTAGTTTATCCGATCCTACTTTTTTAATCGACGACGGTAAAATTTTAGAACAGTAGTATGTAGGAGTTAATGCACGATAGATACTAATCATATCTTTTTGTCTTAACAAGCAGTTTTCAATCATGTAAAAAAGAAACTCGTCCATTGTAGCATAATTAAATGCACTCAAAACAGTATTAAACTGAAAGTCAATATAGTCAACATCTCTGATACTTTTTAAGTTCTGTTCTACTACGCCCCAGTCAGTTCCGTGCCGCAAATACTCAGCACGTTCCCCGTAATGATCGAGACTTGCTGAGATTTCTACACGTTTAAACTTACTCCACATGTTCATTATGTCGTATTTTTTATATTTAAAATTACTCATGTTAGTGTTATAACGAAGTGTAATACGTTTGTTTGCACCTGTGCGAATCATTTCTTCTAGAATAACATAATGCTCGTCTGTGATAAGAGGCTCACCGCCTGCAAAGTATGCAAGATCCATATGACACACTTGCGATTTAATTTCTTCTAATAAGGCACCTGTACTATCGGCATGTTGGATAATTCTATAATCAGGAGGCGTCCAATCGTGTTGCTTCATTTCTTGAGCCCACTGACTGCTGAATTCGCTACCGCATGTACGACACTTAAAGTTACAGATATTACTAAATCTCACATCAAAATATTTCATTTTGAATTCGGGTACAGTGCCATCCGATTGTGTAGTTGTTACAACTTCGTCAAAGTCTTTACCAAAATGTTCAATGCTATATTTGCGAAAACTAAACGGCGATGTTTCTTCATGTTTATAACAGTAGTCGCATATGCTGCTTTTTTTACCTGCAAGCATGTCTAAACGGAGTTGACGTATCTTATCTCCATTGAATACTTCTTTTAGACTTTTTCCCTTGATGTTGTCAAACGGTGCAGTATAGTCTGAACTACAGCACGGATAAACATTACCCAACGGTGTAACATTCATATGTACCCAAGGAAACATACAAAATGTTTTACTTTCGTTTAATAACTTTTCTTTATCCATTTGCTGCATCCTTACACAGTTGGAAGAAATCTGACATTTCTGGAAATGCAGATTCAAAATCTAGACTACGTCTACGATCTTGCTCTTTAAAAAAGTTCCAAAAATCTTTACGTCCTTCGAGTATGCGTTGAGGAGTATACTCTGTGGTTTTCATATAGTCAACTACACGTCTAAACTTTTCATATTCCAAATTACTAAAATGATGCTTGCTACCTTCTTTTACATGATACTTGATAAAGTCCAAATGACTTTCCATATACGGCATGTAATTTTCCTTAGGAAGTATATTCATATCATATTGTAGAGGCTCTTTGAGATAAGGAGTATCAAAATGAATACGTTGCCAACGTCCGCTGTCAACATCATTATATTTGCTTCTCCATTCCAACATTTTTTCTAGCAAACTTTGAAATGTTGTAACACTGAACAAATTAAATGTAATCATAAATGTTACAGGTGCGGTAGTATTGAGCATGAAATAATCTAAATTACGTTCAAATACTTCAAGGTCAAGTCCATCACGAATATATTCAGCACGTGGTCCCCAGGTGTCAACACTGGTAAACAACTTAAACTGCTTGATTTTATTCTGTGTCAGCAAACTGTTTACACTGTCGGTAAACTTTTCAAGTTGCTTTTCTTTGCCGCCAAGGTTGCTGTTAACATTCAACTCAAGATGCGGCTTTGGTTCTTTTTCTAGTTCTTCAAACAGTCGGTACGTGCTTTTTTGAATAGTAGGCTCGCCGCCTGTAATACGCAGGATGTTTAGTGTCTTGCTAACTTCCGGCCACCATTTCCACCAAGCACGTACATAAGGATTCGAATCTTCTTCGTAGATACGGAACCAGTCAATGTCATTGCGATGATTGCGAACATTGGTGTAAGGACCGTGTTGACGTATTTCGTTGTAGTAACGACTGCTAGCCTTGGGATGGCAATACCCGCAACGGAAATTACACTCGTTGCCAAATGAAATTTCAATGTACTCAGGATTTACGTTAAAGTCCCAGGGATTAAATTTTACTTCCTGCAAACGTTCTTCATTGTAGATACTGCCACTGCGAATGTGACGATCACTGATGTAATCTTCACCCATGTTTTCAATATTCCAGCAGTACTGACAACCAACACACTGCTTGCCTTCTAACATCTCTTTGCGTTCTTGCTTTTTTTGTTTTGTGTTATGCAACGCACTAGGATTGGTTAGTAGCTCATCTACATCAATTTGATGCGGAGCAGGGTGATAACAACTGTGTGTTTCACCTGTTTGCAGATAGATTGTTGTATGATACCATTTAGCAAAACAAAATGTTGGACTAAAATGACGTTTTGTAATACCGTTAATTGTTTTTAAACGATCTTCATTCAATGACATTAATTTTCACGATCTATAAATTGTTGTTGTGCGGTTCTTGCAGGATTTTGATATACTGTTTTAAAAAAGAGGCTGCCGCCAGCATCCAAAGGCGTGATACCGATTGGAAGATCTAGCTCTGCCTTTAACTTATCGCCGTAATCTTCGATTGCTTCTATCAAGTTTTCTTCGTTAACAGTAAGCTCTAGATTTTTCCACATGTTATTTAGATAATCGAAATCACGTACATTTACAAAGTCCCAATCAGTAAGCATTGTCATGTATAGACCTTGTCTAGCACCATAGATTGCCCACAGACCATTTTCTACATCTGCACCAACCATCAACCAAATGTAAAGTCTATGAAGATTTTTCCAATGATTTTTTTGGAATTCATTGATAGTTACTCGTAAACCGCGATCCAATGCCATTTTAACACCTTCTCTAAATCCAGCACGCCATGCCTGATGCGGTGTAGCGTTGTTGTAGATTTCACTATAACAACTGTTCATTTGAATGTATTCAATGTCCCAACAAAAGTCTACTTGTGCGTGTTGATTATTAGGATCTGCGTTTTCGTGTGTACGCATATTTAAAACATACTCTTTTGGCCAGCATTTTAGGCCGCCGTTTCCGTACATTAATCCATTAATTGTATTGCGGGCTGTCCAACTAATAACACACTTTTCTAGATCTTTGTTTTCATCGAAATCGAATTCTTTAGTAAGGAATTCTGCATTGACAATATTATCGCCATCAACTGTAATAAATCTGTCAGTTTCAGAAAGTCTAGCACAAGCCTTGTGTGCAGCATCACTGCCTTTGACACCATGTACACGTTTTGCCCATGGAATTTTTTTACACAAATTTGCGTAATTTTCTTCTGCGTTTGGTTCATCATAGCTTAGATAGATAATATCGTAATCTAAAACTTTGAACTTGTTGCTCATTTGGTTACCTCGTGTAGATAAGTTTCTAATCTCTTTGTAGTATATACACTTAATGCAGTTGGGTCAAGTTCTATTTCGGATTCAAATTCAAATTCAACATAGTCGTTGACTAATAATTCAACAATACGCATAGTAAAAAATTTTTCCAACTGATGAGGATCATTATAACGGGTAATACTAAAAGTTAACGTTTTATCAAGATGAATTTTTTTTGTTTTAAAGTTTTCTTTAATTGCTTCATCTAAACAAAATTGCCATTTTTTTCCTTTTATGTTTTGTATTACAACCAAGTCTGATCTATCAACCTTGTTTCTGGTAATTTTATGTACATCGACGTTTACATTAAGATTAATTTTTTCATTGTTAAACATATGTTTTAAAACATACGTTTTTTTAATTGTATCAAAGATTACTTGATAGTGCCAGAATTGTTCTTTTCCTGTAAGAATATTTTCAATTTCAAACAATTCAACTTGAATAAAATTTCCAGGTTCGGTGTTTGTATTCGAAACACTTATTAAATTTCCATTATCATCAAAGTAAACATACTTTTGTGTAGGAATTTTTACAATAATATCATTCATAGTGTGTTTCCAAATAATTTTCGTAAATTGAAATTATTTCATCTGACATAAAATCTTTTTCTGTATAATGAAAAATTCCATTTTGTTTATAGTTGCCAATTTTTAAATTTAATTGCTTATCTAAGTATACGCCGACTTTGTCTTGCCACCGCTCAGTAACATACAATTTCCAATCTTGGCATTTTACTTTCATATGAACGAAGTTAGGAAAGTCGGTTTTTGCAGTAACTTTGTCTTCAACGTCTAATATCTTTGTAACAATGGCTGCACTAACATCAACACTAGGCCATTTTTGAAAATGTTTACCTCCTGCATACTGTCCATAAAACAATTCCCAATTGTTCATCACTAACTCTAGCCATTTATAAAATTCATGTGCAAATTCTGATTTTTTAAAATAGTGAAATCCTGCATACAGATCAGGCAACTGATGATTTATAAATGCTTTACGATAATAAACGCTGGTTACCGGATTGCCTTTATAAGTTTTAACATTTGTGTTAAAAAAAACTTCTTTGGTTTGTAAAAAGTTCCACCAATTACCGATATCTTCTAAGACCAACATATCTGTATCTAGTACAATTGTTTCGTCAAATGGTGTAGCATGATAGATTTTCCATCTATTTTCTACTTTCCACTCACTGTCTTTGGCCTGATCATTCCATGGTATGTCGACTACATGATCAAAAACACTAGCAGTTTTAGCGTCTAAAGTTGCATCAGTAATCAAACAAATCTTACTAGTAGGGTTAGTTGCACGAATACTTAAAGCACACAAGTATGCCTGTTTTACATAATCATCCTTACTGTTTTGAGCTAACATAGTAAAATTAGGCATTGTCGATTTCCCTGTTTAGGCTAAATTTATTCATTATATGCACATTACTATCAGCAATTCTTGCAGGAAAGTACTGTCCATTTTTATATTCAATTAAAAATTTAAATACAGTTTCGTCTAAGTCAAGAAGAACATCTCTATCTGTAGTATAATACATAGTACCAGGAAGTGCAGAAACAAATGAACCTTTTTGATATCCATTCATAATATGTATAGCAATACTAAAGGCATGATCATTTCTAAAAGTTTCTGTATTTAAACTATACAAACTTCTGTAATGTGGCCAAGTGTTTTGTATGTGTTTTAGTAAATCAAAAAAGATTTTATTAGTTTCTGTTTTCCTAAAAAACACAACAGTAGCCCAATAAAACTCAGGACCTGTTTCGCTTATATATTCAAATTCTGTTAAATCACGCCAGTTGCTTAATTCAAATGCCGACTTATAAAGTGCAAAGTCATTTTCTTGATTGAAACATTCTTTTAAAACAGAATTGGCTAATATAAAATCTGTGTCCATTAATAGTGTTTCGTCATATGGTGTTAAGTCATATACACTCGACCGACTGGTATTTTTAAATTCTAGATTTTTTCTAGAAAAGTTTCCATCATTGTATTTTTTGTAAGTATAACTTTTATCAGATGATATAGCAATAACTTTATCAAACGTATGATTTGGAAACGTTTTGTCAAGATACTCGACATTATCAGTTATTAAACTAACAGGAATTTCTAAAAATTTAGATATTCTATTTGCACAAAAAACAGCCTGTTTGATATAATCTATTTCGGTATTGTTACGTGCAATTAATAACGCACCTTTACTCATAAATCTACAATACCTTTAACTGTTCTGTTTGTTTTTAATTTATTATATTCTGTATGATATTTGTTTGCAGCTTTCCAATACACACTAACCAATGCATCGGCAAATTTTTCTATATCTTCAATCACAACAGGAATATCATTATCATCAACAAGAATAGTGCTTGTTTGATGCAAAGCAACTAGACTTTGACAAAAGCTGATTAAACTTGTAGTGACAGTGAAGGTACCGCCGTTGTAGTAATGTATACTATCATTTTGAAACTGTTCTTTTAAAATACGCTTTTGATTATTAAGCGTAATCATATAATTGCTAAAGTCTAATGCTTTTTCTAGTCTCGAATCCATTTCATACTCCTATCCTAATGATAGTATATATGAATCAGCGACTTATGTCAACTGTTATACTGGGGGAGACACATAATCAGTTGTCAACACTGCCTGATTAGCACCAGTTGGTGCAGCAACGTCGACTGCGGTATATGTTATAGAATCAAATACAAAACTACTACTTGGTCGTGCAGGTTGTACGCTACTATTTAAAATACCATTTACCTGTTCATCAATTGGATTGTCAACAAAGTGTGGTGGTAACCCGCCCGGAGTACCTACGTCTCCGTCATTGAATGTAATTCTAAATCTCAGCTGTGTAGTGCTAACACTTCTACCTTCAATAGTATAATCATTGTCTGCGTACACACCGCTACCGGTTTTAATAAACAACTGTTGATATGTACTGGTTAAATCTTGTTCGCCTAACCCAGCACTAGTTCCGCTAGATGCTGTAACATTCCATTTGTTTAGTTTTACAGTTCCCATGGCACTTAGCAATGCAGCCCAGTCTGTGGTTTTAGAACCGCTTGCACCTGTTATAGAGGCAGCAAATCTTATTTCGCCTCCTGCATTAAAATAATTGCTTCTTTGAGCAACACTAGCAAAAGTTATTGTTACAATATGGTACAGATTTTGAACTTGACCTGCACCGCCCCATGTGCCGCTAGTACCAGTGTCTCGTTGACTGGTTGTAGCTACTCCAGGCAACAGATTGCCGATTGGAAATCCTGTAACTTCAGGATTGAAGTTTGCAATATCTGTAGCAACTGCAACATAATCATTAACACCCATTTTAGTACCATCTGTTACGGCACTAAACACACCAGTACTTGTGTTATAAGAAAATGCAGTATCAGCACCAATGGAATAACCTGTTACAGGTACAGCAATAGTAGTGTTAATACTTCCAATTTGATGTACGTATGCTGCTTGTAAGTCTAAAAATAAGTTTCTCAGTTGACTAGCTGCAACTGTAGTTGTGGAACCGCCAGATACAGAACTACTAATTAATGTAGAACCGTAAAGGGTTGATAACACAGAACTAACTGTTGTTCTGATGTTATTGTAATCACTGGCAAATATTGTTCCACCGGTACTTACCATATAAAAACTCCTAATTTTATATTTCTACTATTATATGGTAAACCAAACATCATGTCAAGATAAATTTGTAGTTGTTTGATATACAGGCGAAGTAACAGAAACATATATTCCAGTAGGTCTTAATTGAGTGATAGTGCTTGTTAATGTGCCAGTCACAGGATCGTCAACAGGACTAAAACCGCCGCCACCGCTTCCAGTTGCACCATCATTGAATTCAACTGTAAACTCTACTACTCCTGCACTGACTTTTCTAGCATAAATTATAACATCATTTGCAGAATACACGCCGCTACCTGACTTAATCCAAATAATTGCATCTGTATTGGTTAGTTCAAAATATCCGATTCCGTTTGGCGATGTTCCGCTGCCACCGGTTGTAGTGTTATACTTAAACTTAACAGTTCCCATAGCAGTCAACATTCCAGTCCATTCAAGATATTTTGCTCCACTGCCGCCTGTTAAGCTAGCAGAAAATCTAACTTCTCCACCTGCGTTGAAAAAATATCTTGCCTGATTGTCGTCTGTGAATGTAACTCTAAATCTATGATAAACACTTTGAGGTTGTGAATTTCCGCCCCACGAAGTTGTTCTTTGATTGGTAAGCTTTGCTTCAACACTGGCTTGTGTTGCTTCAAAAATATCATTTTTATTATTGAAAATATAATTTGCAATTGTTTCATAAGCAACATATTGAGCATCTTGAATTCTTGCAGCATCGGTTGCTAATGGCAAAGTCGGAATATTTGTAACAGTTGGCAATCCTGGATCGTTTCCAGTCTGGTGAACATAGGCTTTTATTAAATCAGTTTTTATCTGATCCATGTGAGTTTTATTTACAGTATTTGTGTCGCTAACTTGGGTACTTGCCAACGGCACTTGACCATATCCAAATTGCCCAGACCCTACTCCTAACACATTGCCAACTTTAGTTTGCATTGCATTATATCGAGCTGCGGATATTATTTCACCTACTGCCATAGTTTTCCCCTATAATATGCTAATATTTATACTTTTAGCACACACTCAACTAATTTTTCATCGTCGCTGTCGTTTGATTCTAATGCAACGCCGACTAACGCACTTGTTGCTATTGTAGAACAAACTCCGTGTTCCCATGCATATATAGGTTGACCTTTTTTAACTGCACCTTTTACTCTAACAGGCACTCGACCTTTTAGTGCTATATACTGACCTTCAGCTTCGCTATTCATCATAATTGCAGGATCAGTGCTAACTACGCCAATACAAAGTTTACTTGCATTTGCAGGTTCTACTTCGTGGTTAGGATGAGCACAAACTGCAACTGCGGTGCCTGGTACTAATTCTTCTGCTGTTGTATATTTTTCTGCAAGGTCGGCATATCTAGCTTTAGTTGCAGTACCATTGAAAACGACTGCTGTTAAATCTCCAACGCCGTCTCTGGCTGCAATAGTATTTTCTGTGCCTGCTGTTGCTGCTGTTCTATATGAACTTCCTACTTTAAGAGAATCTGCTTTTGTTGCTGTACCAGTAAATGTATTGCCGTAAACAGTATCCCAAGCTAGTCCCGGTCCTCCTAAATTAAAACTAGAATCCGAACCAGGTTTAATACCAGTATTATCAATTTGTGCAACAAGAGTGTTTAACGAGTCTCTGATTCTTACGAGATTTCTTAGCATTTTTATAACAGGTGTTACTGTATCAGTATCTATGTTTACTTGTAAATCTACGTCATCACCTAAGGTAGAACCATAATCATTAAACGCCACAGGAGTTGTTCGGTCTGCAAAATTAGTGTCTATGTTGTAACTGCTTGCATCTTGTCCGTTTAATTGTAATGCGTTAGATGCGGTACCATAAAAACGGTGATCACTACTAGTAATTCCGTTTGTACTCAATGTTGTGTTAACTAAAGTAGTTCCTTTTCTAATTCTGTCAAAACCTGGTATAGCACTTGCAGAAGCTATGGTAAACTCTGTTGCACTGATTATGAATATTACAGTATCTGATACGTATGCTGCAATAACAGGATTTGATGCTCCAGCAGTATCTTGAAGGGTTAAACTTCTCATTTGTGTAACACCTGAGCCAGCACCTTGTGGGCCTACTAGTATAAAATCACCGTCAGCATTTTTGGCTTTTAATTGGTTAGTTGAACTATCCCACCAAAGGTCGCCCTCAGACAACGCTGTCGGAGCAACTGCACTTACTTCTGCACCTCCAACCCCTTTGAAGGTAGACCCGTCATAGACTTTAATTTTTTGTGTAGAAACATCAAACCAAAGCATTCCGCTAATAGGTTTAGTAGGAGCAGCGTTACTAGCAAAGTTTTCTAGTAAGAATAAAAAGTTTTCGTTTTGAGCTTCACCATAACCGGCAAAGTTTTTACCTACAAACTTTACTTCAGTGGTTGTATTAATTGTTCCATCTTCTACGTTGGTTAATACAGTTCCGTTGTATCTATTAATTATATAAGCCATTTTTAGTTTACCCTTATTGCAATGTATTTACCTGTTAAACGCTTGAAACAAGATCTGTCTCATGGACCCATTGCCCTGCACCGTTGATGATAAATCTTTTCAAACTTCTAGTTATAGACAACGTAACTGGTTGTGAAGTTTGTGCTGTAAAACTAAAATCTTGTATAACTGATTGATTTTCTGTACCGTTTTTGTCTACTGCAACAAAACTTTTTGTAAGACCGTCGTTTGCATTATAACTGTATGTTCCTGTATAAGATGTACCGTGTACTGTGCATCTTATTCCTGTATTTTTTGTTGCTGGCGGAATTAGATCTCTAAGCACTAGTGCAATTTGACTGTTATTCAATCCCGTAATATCCAGTGATAAAAACTCGTCTTGATCTAAGAATCTTTCATCTACATATTCTTTTGTTGCAACTGTATCAGGATCGTCACTAACGCTAGGAGTTGCTACTCCGTTAAGTATAACCGGACCACCGCCGTTGTTGAATGTTACTGTGCCTGACACATTTACAGTTAATCCTCCACCAACTGTAATTGCGTTGCCATTTAGATTTATATTGTCAACATCTAAACTTACCAGTGTGCCTATTTGTGTTAAGCCTACTGCTGACGATACTGTAGCAGCCAATGTTGTACTGGTTAATATGTCTGTATTGTTGATCTTGTAGGCAAACCCAGTAGGAATATTAACATTGCAACTATGATCCCAACTGTTATAGGTATTGTTCCATGTAATACTTTTGTCATTGCCAGTTACTCTTACTACAATACCTGCTCCATCTACTTCTGCGTCTGTAAGCAAAGAGCTGTCGCTGGTAACTGCTAATTCAATTAATTTATCCTCAACTCTTAATGTAGACACATCAAGGCTGGTTGTATCGCCTTCAACTGTAAGGTTACCAGATATTCTTACGTCACCGTTCAAATCAAGGTCATACTGAGGATTGGTTTGCCAAAAACCTATTCTGCTGTTCTGAGTGTTTATTGTAATTGCTTCTATTGTAGAACCACCAGATGTAACTTGAATTCTCATGTTTGCATTGGACAACTGATTTCTCAACGCAACTTCAGTTCCAAAAACTTTGATAGCAAAATCGCTGTCATCGCCGACTATTAGTCCAATATCATTTTTTACATGTAATGAACCTGTTGTTGTGTTGTTTGCTGCAATCTTAAGAAAGTCGTCAGGTGAATAAGGATTGTCTCCTGAATCCAGTAGTGTATATGTTGATTCGGCTGGACCATAAAAAGTAAAGTCACTGTAATTACTGTTGATGTTGATACCTACCTGGATTGCAAAATTGTATCCATTGAGATATTGTATATTCTCCGAAATGTTTGCTGCGGTAAAAGATTCTTTAGAATATATGGCAATTGAAGTTCCACCGATCATCAATCTAGAAACTGTTCTGTTAACACCAAATATATCTCTTAGTTGAATAACATTCCAACCTGTTTCACCTTGATCCACATTGTAGATAGGTCCTGCCAATATTACATCAGTGCCATCGCTAAAATATATTTGATTTTTTAAACTGTTAATCCAAATATCACCAGCTAACATAGTTGGTTGAGTGCCAGAGACAGTGGTAGTATCTGTTGATTTCCAAAATACACCTGTGTAAACTTTTAATCTGCCTTCGCTTGTGTCGTACCATAGCTGACCTGTTAATGGAGTACTTGGAGGTGCTACATTTTTAAAATTTTCTAATAATCTAACAAAGTTTTCATTAAAGAATTCGCCGTACCCTGTATAATTTCTTCCAACCAAAACTAGATCCGTAGTTTCATCATCAATTCTTCCATCTACTAGGTCAACTAATAATGTTCCGTCTGTCAAATTTATTTTATAACTCATTATACAACTCCTGTGTAGATGATAAAGTTTAGTGATAAGAATGGAGGAACAGTTGTAAACTTTTCTCCTACTACTTCTGGCACACCGTCAATTGTTTGTGTGCTTGTAACAAGACCATCTACGCCTTCGGTAATTTCTAATCCTGTGCCAGGGCTGCCACCTGTGATAGAAATTCCAGTAGTATTAGAATCGCTTGCACCGGTAACTCCTGTAGTTGCATAGAACTGAGTGCCGGCGTCGCCCATTAAGCTGTGTTGGTGTTCCGGCAAGTTGTCTTTAATTATCCAACGTCTTTGAGCACCGCCATCAGCACCAAGTATGTTTGCTGCACCATCATCGTACAATCTGTCTTCGTCAGTGGCCAGTGTTCTAGTAACACCTGCCATAAATCCCATAGGAAATCTACCTCTAAGGTCAGGCAAATTAAATACACCAGATCCTAAACTGCCGCCATATGTAAAGCTAAGAACCGTAAACAAAGGTGCATAATCGGATGACGATATAGAAATTGCATCTCCGTTACACAGTCTCCAACCCGACGGTGCAGTAGTACCTGCATATGGCATTACCATACCTATTGCAAAAGTAGGTATTGTACTGGTAATATCTTGCACTGTGGTTACATAAAAACGATTTATGTCCTGTACGTCTCCAGTTTCTGTTGTTGTTTTACGAATTAGTATTTCTTCTGTACCTGAGACATTGTCAGTGTAGTCGTCTTTACCTGTAAAGAATGTATCATTTAAAGATACAGTAAAGGTTTTTGTTAGACCGCCAGTTTGACCATCAAATGTAACAGCTGAACTTGTGCTAACATCGCCTGTAATACTAAATGATGTTGTGCTGTTTAACTTTGCTGCACTTCCTGCACTGCCAGTAACGTTACCAACTACATCCCCGATAATATTTCCACGTAAATTATTTGCGTATACGTTGTTGTATTTTAAATCTACAGATCCAATATTTCGTGAGTTTGTTATATCTGGTAAAATGTTTGCTGCTTCAATGTTTCCTGTAACTGTAGCATCGCCACCTACATTTATATTTTTTGCAATTCCTGCACCGCCTGCGGTTATAAAAGATCCAGTACTTATGCTAGTACTTTCTGTAGTAGAGTTATTCTTTAAACTTCCGCTGATTAGTACGTTTCCGGTAACATCGAGAGCCTCTTGTGGTGACTCGTTCAAAATACCAACTTTACCATCATTTTTTATTCTAATTGCAGTTGTGTTGTTTTGTACTCTTAGTGCAATATAACCATCATTAGATTTGTTGGTGATTAGAGCGTTCGAACCTCCAGTAACGCTTAAGACCAAGGTTTGTGGGTCGCCAACATCAAGACCATTATTGTTTCTAATTTTAATAGGTTGTTTAAAAATGTTTGTTGCATCTAATTGTGCAAATTTGTCACCCCCAAGTGAACCCACTGTGTTGCTTACAAACAACGTTTCGGCTTTTTTGGCTGTACCATAATACTTTGCATTTGATCTTAAATTAACGCCTGCATTAATTTTAAATCCAGTTGTGTCGTCTGCTATATCAAACCCACTTATATTAGACTTTGGCGTAAAGCCAGTCGAACTTATAATCGATACCGGTATACCATCAACGTAATTTATCAAACAAGGTCTTGACACATTTGTAGTGTCCACTATGTTTTCAAATTTAGTGCCGGTGTTTATTCCTTCGGCAAAATCAGGACCTATTAAAGTCCAACCAGATCCACTAAAAAGATACAGTTGTTGATTACTAGTATCTACCCATAGATCTCCGACTAAACTTTGTTCGGCAGCAGGAGCACTGCTTGATTTTTTAAGACCGCCTGCACTAACCCAATTGACGCCATCATAAATTTTTAATTGATCTACACCGGTGGTATTGTCGTACCATAGTTGTCCTTCCACTGGATTAGAAGGACTGGTATTATTGGCAAAATTTTCCAACAAGTGTAAAAAGTTTTCATTGATTTTTGTACCGTAATCAGTTAAGTTTCGACCAGTAAGTTGCAAACTGGTTTCAGTATTAACACTTCTATCTTCAACTGTGATGGTGCCTTTGTTAACACTGTCGGTAAAATTTATTTCATATGCCATTATTATACCTCGTTAAATCCGCTAAGACTTTGTACCCTTACAGTGTAATCAATTTGAATCAATCTGTTTAAACTTTTTTGTACTGGATGGAATATTACATGAGTAATTAATCTTCCGGTTCCGCTTGAGCTAAAACTGCGTAAACCAAGCTCGTCAAATACATAAAGTTGTTCGGTGTTGCCGGCAGTATCAAATGCATCCTGACCATCGGGTTCGCCGTAATCTAATAGACAACTTACAAGTATATCTGTGTAATTTGTTCCAGCAACATGTCTTATTTCTGTTTTGTTTCTAGTAGGGTCTAAATTGTTTACACTAGTATCGTCCACAACCTTAGTATAGGTTTGATTGTATAAACTAGCGTTTGTACCTGTGGTATTAGGTGTCAAATATGTGATAATACCTGTAGGATCGACACTGGTACCGCCGTTACCAAAACTCATTTCATATATAAATCCTTGCCCTTGATTAGCTAAACTTTCAGCAAGGGCCAAACTCATATTTTCGTAATGAATAGCATTACGTTGATTTATTAATATCTCTCCACTAGAAGGATCATATATTTTAATATGTCCTTCTACATGTATACCGTTTAGTTCTTTAATCTCTGTCATTTATTACACCCTATACTGTATTTATTTTGGTAAACGAATTGTTGCTTTACGGAGAAAATCAGTAATTGCATTATTGGTTTGTGTTAACGACTTACCTGGATCATTCCAAGTTTGTCCTATTTTTCTAACTATATCAATCTTTTGATCTGCCCAAAGGCTAGGTTCAATTATTTCTCCAGTTGACATGTCTCTTGGTTCTATATATAAATTTAGCCCAATGATTCTAAAATCAGCTGGAATAGTGATGTTGCCTTCATTGCTGTCCAATGCAAGAGTTGGCTGGAACACATCTAATGCAGATTTTCTTAGACGACGACCACCTAAAAATACATCAATTTCGTTTATGCTGTTAGGAACATAATCTAATGTGTATTCTGTACTTGTGCCATCGGCTATTAGTGTTTGTCTTAAAATACGATCTTGATAGCTTATATTTTCTTCTGGACCTTGTCCATAAGCTGTCGAACCTTCAGAATAAACATTCTTAACACCAGTACCTAGTGTACCTCTACGTAATTGTAATAATGCATTTCCTCTAACTTCGAAGTATTCAATTCTTTCACCATCAAGGAAAATTACACCTGGTATATTTTTACTTCTGTTAGGTTGGAATATTCCAGTTGCATCATCCAACAATATTCTTGCATCATAATAGTACAACGGTACTGCTAATTTATAACTGTTTGCTTCATTGAGTCTCTTGTAATGAGTTCTATTGAGCATGTCTTTAAATATGCGATATCCAAACTTACGAGTAGTTGGAGCAGCACCAAATTGTAAGACATCAATTCTGTCATTTTCATTTGGAACAACTTTTAATTGCACAGCATCAAGAGTATCCACAACTGTATAATCAACATAAGGAGTTAGCAACTCGCCGTTTACAGATACCCACACATACGGTGTTCCATACACTGTATTTCTCAGTTGAACGATACCGCGAGTTAAAAGATTTCTCTTTACATAATCGTCGGTGCCTTCTGCTACAGTTGTTGTGCTTAAAACATCGTAAGTAATTCTAGAGAAATTGTTTACATCATGATTGCTGAAAGTATAAATTTCAATTTGCTCTCCGCTAGTAGGCGGCACAGCAAAAGTCAAACTATCGCTTTCAACATACGCAACATCTGTTATATTTAGAAGTGTACTGTCAGCTTCGTTGATGTGAACAAGGAATTCGGCATCGGCTGCAAATGCAGTTCGTATTTCTGGTCTGTACTTTTCTACAACAACACTAGCAGCATTTACAGCTTTAACAACTGCTTGATAGCTTGTGCTATCATTGGTTGATATAAGTGTTATTGTGTCTCCTACAGCAATAAACGAAAGATCTATCACACTACTATCTAATGTATCAAATGTAATTTCAGTGTCTACAAAATAATAATCAGCACCGTTGATAACAAAAATATCTATTGTACTTCCTATAGTTGCAATATCATTTCTTAAAATTCTAATTCTACTGTTTACAGGATCATATGTAACTTGTTCTTTTGTAAGTCTTACTCCGTCTACATATACCAACACTTCAGCAGCTGGAATATAGCTGGTGCTATCAAACTGCCATGATTCAATATCATAATCTCTTTCAGTTGTAGCAGTATATCTTATGCTATACCCCGGACTTAGAATGTTATTGTTGCTCTTAACAAGAATGTTATGCGAGAAAGGTCTCGCATTAAACGGTATAGGACCTTCGGTTACATTAAACACATGATAGTCATTTTCTCCGTTCGATTCAAATGTATTATCAATTTGAATTCTACTAAAGGTTTGAATTTCACTGTCATATATTGTGTACTGTATTAAATTATCCACTGCAATATTTTCAGTAAGAATGTTAATAGCTGTACGACCCGAATCGTTTTCTACTAGTTCATAATCTATAGCATCCTGTAGTAGGGTTCCATTGACTGTGATAACAGCATTGATTTGATTGCTGTAATTTGCTATAGTATCAATTACTCTAGTACTACCGTCGAAGTACACAGTTTCTGTATCTAACATGTCAATGCCGTTGGTTCCAACAGTAACAATAGTAAGATTTGAACCACTAGATGTGCTATCTTCAAATACTACTTTACGAGCTTTCCAATCAAACGAATATCTAGATGAGTCTAATATTTGACCGTCTAGTTTGACAATAATACTATCACCGGTTTGTGGTATATCTGGAAGTGCAAATTCAGTTGTGTTGCCGTCTAATTTATAGCTAGCAACTCCTATTATACCTACCCCGTCGTTTGGTCTGTGATAAACTTTGATATCTAATGTATCAATTAGCTGACCAGGTACAAGTTCTTCTGGGCCGCGGCTGGTTGTTGGTGTAACAAATCCGTCGCCATCAACAGTTATGTCTGCACTAGCTAGACCAGTTGCAGTGCTATAAGTTAAGTTACCGCCGCTTAATGCAGTATCATAACTTTCGCTAGTTGGCGTAAAGCTACCATCACTGGTTGATTTTCTAATAATAACTACATCATCTACTGCGGTAGGAATCAAGGATGAATCAATAGTTACAGTTGTGGTTACACCGTCTCCTGTAATTGTTTGCAGTGCTGCATTAGGATTGGTAATAGCACCGCTGGTATCAAAATTAGGATCGTCTAAACGAACATTATTTAGATAGAAGTTATATTCAACATCTAATTCAAGTGGTGAACTTAGATTAAATGTAGTAGTGCTTCCATCTAACACAAATATTTCATCTTCAAATGTGTTCTCAAATGTATCCCAAGGAGTACTGCCAAAACCTTGATCAAATCTAGCTTCAGGATCAAATCCTTGAGTATTGCCAAAATCAATGCTGTTGTAACGAGCACCAGTGTATTCAACACCGTCCATAAGTTGATTGAGATCTTT